AGCAACTGCTTCCATGATAGCGGCTGTGATTGCTACTGGATCCATAACAACTTCTGGCTCTGCGGCAACAACTGCTTGAACTGCGGCTGAAACAATATCAGCAACTTCTTCGTTGGCAACTGGAGCAGCTTCAACTTGAGCTGTAACAACATCAGCAACAATATCAGCGGCAGCTGGTACTTCGGCACTCGGAGAAAGAGCAACTACTTCTTCAACTGCGGCTTGAATGCTTTCAACTGCTACTGCCACTGCGGCAACGATAGCGTCAACGTGTTCTTGGGTCTTAACTGCGATTAATTGCTCAACTTGTACTTCAACTACTGATAGTCTTGCATCTAACTCTTCGATGCTTGTGGCACCGTCTGTATTAACTGATGTACCAGTTAGGGTTGCTAACTTGGCTTCTACGGATACTAATCTTGCTGCTAAATCTTCTAATCTCATGTGTTGCTCCTTAAAGTGTTATGAGTGTGTGCCACCCGGCACACTATTATTTAACTATATAGATATTACATTAATATTACACATTAACTCCAATATTTGTTATGATGTAGACTGTCCCAATACGCTTTATTATTTCGATTAACAAAATTCTTAACAAGGTATTTGCCCATACCAAGATAACCCATCTTCTTGAATCTGCGACTGTCTTGTCCGCAGTGATGTCGTATAATCTTAAACTTTCGAGGACTGTATTTTTTAGACAAAAAGTAATCTTCGCTCGTTAACAAGTTTTCAGGAAAGCCACCAAACTCTTCAAACTTGTCTCTACGTGTTAACATAAATGCACCAACAGCAAAAGGACTAAAGAATTTTAGTGTATGATTAATTAGATTAAAGGCTGTAAATCCAATCTTTGCTCGCATGTCTCGATCATAGCATTTAATGTTCAATCCAACAAGATCTAAATTTTTACGTTCAATTAATCTAACAGCATCGCGGATAACTGTATCCTTAAAGAAACGTACATCAGCATCAATGAATAGAATGTAGGGAGTAGTGACTAGTCTGGCACCATTGTTCTTGGCGATGCTGACAGGGCCACCGTCAACGATCTCTACATTCAACTTCCCCTTTGTTGCTTGAATAACTTCACGGGTATTGTCAGTTGAACAGTCTGCTATGATAATTCTAGTACTGCCTATCATTTGATTGCGTAAGTGTAATAGAAGATAGGGAATATATTTTTCCTCATTCTTACAAGGAATTACGATAGTAATCTTATCACTGAATATCATTGTTTCTTGCATTGGCCTTCTACCTTAAAATTATTAAACTTTAACTGCCACTTCATTGACGCTAGAACTACTTCGCAACTCATCTGATCTTTGAATGTTAGTTCTATTCTTCCGGGTTGATCCTGAGGATTGTTTATGTGGACTGCTACTAGTATCAATAACCACATTGTCTTTCTCCTGTGTCCATGTTATAATCTCCCAACGGCTGTCATGGTGCTCAACTAAGGCTGTGCATGATTCGACCCAGTCACCGTCATTCATATAAGTAACGCCGTCAATTTCTTTGATTTCTGCATGATGAATGTGACCACATATTACACCATCAAATCCACGCTTCTTACAATAGCCTGCTAGATTCTTTTCAAACTTGAACATAAAGTCTACAGCTTTTTTAACTCGATGCTTAAGAAACTTGCTAATGCTAAAGTACCCAAAACCCATGCGATGACGTATCCAATTAAACTTACTATTGAGAGCAAGGATAAAATCATATGCTTTATCTCCTAAAAATGCTATCCAAGGAGCTAGGCGTGTGATACCGTCAAATAAATCACCATGAGTAACCAGATAATGTTTGCCGTCAGCACCTATATGTTCTATTTGATTATGTATTTCAACGAGTCCAAAACTGAACCCATAGGGTATCATAGGACGCAAGAATTCGTCATGATTTCCTGCAATATACACGACACGAGTGCCACGTTTAGCATGACCGAGAACACGACGGACCACATTAGTGTGACTTTGTTTCCATCTCCATTTGTTTTGTTGAATTTTCCAGGCATCGATTATATCTCCTACAAGGTATAAAGTATCACAGGAATTGTGTTTTAGAAAATTGTTTAACTTATCCGCTTGACAATCTTTGGTTCCAAGATGCACGTCACTAACAAAGATCGAGCGGTATGTCTTCATAATCAAATATTTAACGAATATTCGATTACAGTAATGTTACAATTACCTCACTGCCTCTGTATGTTTATGTTTCAAACTTTTTTTGAGAAGTTTCAACCATAGTTCTTTAACCTTGACAAGATTATGTTGAAATTCTGCCTTGTTAAGTTTCATTATTAATTTTTTAACTTTCATGGTTTAACCCTCCTGGAAAAATATTTAGCCAAAAGAAAACCCGCCGAAGCGGGTTAATTCTATCTAATTAAAATTAGAAAGCGTGTACTAAGCCAATGCCATATTGTTTGACATCGCTAGCTGTGCCGTTTGTATCAACACTACGCAAAGCTACCAATACACTGGTGCGCTTGCTGAAAGCATAGTTAACACCTACGTTATAAGCCTTGACATCACCGGTCTTCAAACCAGTTTTAATACCATAGCTTGCTTTGGCAGTAATTGCTGTTCCAGGAACAGGAGCAGATACTCCGTACAATTGACCTTTAGTTTCAACTGTGCCTACCTTGTCTTCGCTTTGGATTGTAGACAATGTTACACCAGCTACTTGACCACTAACGGTTACTAGGTTGGTATAGTCATTGCCACTGGCAAAACGAGCAACAGCGGCAGTAACAGGACCTACAGTACCACCAAGGCTCCAAGAAATTGCTTCAGCGGCTGTTGGGCTTGTATAGAAACTACGATCATAAGATGCAGTAACTGGACCAACGTTAGTTCCCAAGAATACGCCATCACCAATTCGCTTGTCACGAATGTTGATAACATCTGGAGAGATAGATGCGTATGTTGCGCCTTGGAATGGATCAGCATTTTTCATAGTGATATATTCGCTGTGCTCTTTACGACCTAGGTCAACGGAACCAAACTTGGAACCAAGACCAACTGTGGCTTGACGATCGCCAAGTTGAGTAGCTGTGCCTGCCTTTGGATCATCGGCTGCAACAGTAGTTTCAACTACTACTCTAGCAGATAAACCACCGTTGAGCTTTTCTTCAGCTTTGAAACCAATGCGGCTTGAGTCATTCACTAAAGAAGTAACTTCGGTGCTACCTGTTTTTGTGTTGTCGCCGAATACGGCAATTCTACCATAGACAGTAACTTGGGCAGAGGCTGCAAAAGCGGAGACCGCAAGTACAGTTGCTAATACAATTTTCTTCATTTTTAATTTCCTTTAATAATGATCTTTTTATGATCATGAACTATTATTTACTCATTAGGTATAAAGGTCAAGAAAAAAGGCACCATTATGATGCCTTTTCTGGTTATTTCTGTTACTAGGTATTTCCTACCCTAAGCCGAGTTTAGGCGGCTAAAGCGAACTGTTCGTCGTTTGCATTTACGGTTTTTGTGTCTTTGGCCAGGAATCCCCAATCCTAACGGCTTCTACATTGCCGGACTGTCCATTTCAATACTTGTGACCCAATCGATCCTGTGTCAGGCCCATCATAAACATACTTCATGGATGAACCCACTTGTTACCTTGCGGCTAGAGTATGTTTATGGTGGACCTGGCGGGCACTGCCCCCGCGTCTTGAATCCTTTTCTGTCAACTTCATACAGTCTTAACTCTTATTTACACTCTAAAACTTTCTCCACACCCACATTTGTCACGCTCATTAGGATTCTTAAATTCAAATCCTTCATTGAGTCCATTACGAGCCCAATCAACTGTAAGCCCTTGTAGGTATACCAAAGACTTTGCATCAACTAGTACTACAAAATCTGGTTGGGCAAAATTAGTTATTCCTTCTTCAGGCATATAGATATCAACATATTCCAACGTATAAGCAAGGCCACTACATCCTGTAGTTTTTACACCTAGCCGTATGCCAACACCTTGACCACGCTTAGCCAAAAGCTGTTTGATTTTCTTAGCGGCTATTTCTGTTACGGTAATCATCTACTGCCGCTTTGATAGCATCTTCTGCTAGAATCGAACAATGGATCTTAACTGGCGGTAGGGCGAGCTCTTCAGCAATCTCTGAATTCTTAATCGCTCTCGCGGCGTTGAGCGACATTCCTTTAACCATTTCGGTGATGAGCGAGCTTGAAGCAATTGCTGAGCCGCAACCGTAAGTCTTAAATTTTGCGTCCGTAATAATACCATCTTTATCAACCTTTATTTGTAACCGCATAACATCACCGCAGGCAGGAGCACCAACCATGCCAGTACCAATGTTATCATCGTCTTTTCCAAACGATCCGACATTTCTGGGATTTTCATAATGGTCAATTACTTTATCAGAATAGGACATTATTGTGTGCAACTTCTTTCGCGATAAATTTGACCGTCGGGTGTTTGTATCTCTTTCCATTCTGTACAAACAGGTTGACGCTGAATGATTACAGACTGAGGTTGCTGTTGTATATACACTGGAGGTTGCTGTACAATCACTGTCTCTTGTTGACGATTGGCAATTGCCGCACCTACAACACCGCCGATGATCAAAGGTGCTACCCAACCACCACCTCCATAGTACCCACCGTGCGGTCTATGTCCGTGATGCCATTGGGCACTTGCTGTACCAACAGTGGCAAATAATGCTAATGCTAAAAGAACTTTTTTCATATCTATCTCCAAATTTATGACGGAATCCGTAGGGCGTTATGGTGCCTCCGCCTAGCAATCAAGGGCCTTTCACCCTGACAACCAGCTATGCTAGTTTACCCCTATTGGACATATACTATTTAACGCCTTAGCAGTCCTGCGGGTTGACAACTCCGGTTGATAATTGGCTGTTTTTAATCGTCCTCATAAGCTGACGATTACGCTCATCTTGTTCCTTACGCTCACGCTTTTTGTCATTGTTTCGATCAATGGTCATACGGTCGTATTCTCGTGCCCATTGGACACCTCGAACCCAAACTTTAAGTTCGTCTAATGTGCCTCTAAACAGTTCTGCATCACGGGAATAAATTGGCAGGGCATCAGCATCTTTGGGTTTGATGCCTACTAAGTTATTAAAGTCATCACCGCCCCAACCCGTTTTAGGATCACAGAGCATGAAGCCAAGTTTATCAACTTCTTCTTCAAGGCGGCGAAGTGCTAATACTGCTTGATATCCAGCCATGTCATTGTTCCTTAGTTAGTTGACACATTAAAATAAAATGTTCGTAGGCCTTACGAACACTTTCGTGTTCCATAAGACTATTCGCTTCTGCCATCATAGCTTTTACACCAGCTTCGGCAACTTCCCTAGCACTGGGAATTTCGATATAATAACGCTCATCGCCAAATGCTTTAGCTAGATTATCCCAAGCCTTTCTTTGCTTTTCAGTAATAGGTTGTTTATGTGGTCGCATCTCGCTGGCTTTGACCATAGCTTGACTGATAACATCCTCTGCTATTCTACCTGCGGCAATCATAGCCGCATAGTTAGGATCAATATTGAACCGACGACTACTGCCTCCGGGATAACACATAACCAAGTGACTACCTTTTGGAAAACTATCCATGTAGTCGTTGTCATATTCGGCAACAGGCTTGTACCGCCGACCAACTTTTTCATAGTAGACCTTCTTCGTCATTTTTCAATCCATTACTGTGTTTGTCTGTAGTCTTTTCCAAATCTTGAAAAAGTCGTTTTTCTTGCTGTGTTAACTCTTTAAAAGTTTTACGAGGATTGCTACACATTACACATTTTGGATTACCACAATTCATAGCATGACGTTTGGCAAACTTATGTGGCTCTGTTACAGGAACACCAAATTCTTTGGCAATCTTAGTCTGCTTCTTAACAGCATTTTCGTCTTTTTGGAGACGCTTGCTGTGCTTGAACTTATCTTGTTCTGTGCTCATTTGCTACCTCTTATGTATAGTATAGCTTAAAATTGGAATGTTGTCAAGCTGTTTTTACAGCACAGATGACTATGGGTATTTTAATTGTTGGCAACGAAAATTTTATTCCAAACAAACTTAAAAACAGATCTAATAATTTTACTACTAGATTAATAAATTTTAACACTAGATTCATTACGATGTTATTGATCCATGACAGTGTGTCCATTAATAACTTTTGAAGATCAATACACGGCTGTACAACTGTTGGATTAATTTCAGTAAAGACTTCCGGCTTGCCTATGATGGGAATCTTAAATTGTTTGAAAGCTTCTACCATTTGGGCACAGGTCGGAACTTTTACATTAAAAATCTTAGAGGCTAGTTCTCTAAGCCATGCCTCTATATCTTCTAGTGTTGGTATTTTTGCAAGATACATTAGAATAGCTTTTAATACATCTTCGACAAGTTTTTCCCAGATAATTGAAAATTTAAATGTGTAAGGGGGCGTGGCCAAATCATAGAGTTTCAAACCTGTTTGAATTAACTCAATGATCTTTTTTATCGAGTTGAATACAAATCCCCATAAGCTGTTTATTATTTTATCAACAAGCATTTCTAGTTCGTGCTGTGGATCAACAAACCCTTCCATGAACGGATATGGTATTCTTAAAAATTCTAATATCTTAATTAACTTTGCTTTTGAGTTGTTATACAATTCAGTTATTTTTGCTATTAGTCTATCTCGAAAGTCTGCGGCAAACAAATCTGTCAAGTAAAGGTCTAATACAGGTATTTTTAGATCTAATACACCTAAACCAAATTTCTTCAAAGCTTCAAAAATCTTATATAGAAAATCCCATATGGGTTTCAAAATAGACTGCATCAAATAATTGTATAGCCTAGAAATAGCGTTCTTAATATCTGTAATAGGATTGATAATTCCTAGTGTTAAGCACTCTAAGCCTAATAATGGTATACTAACACTAACTACCGACAACGTGGGATCCTTTGGATATGCAGCCTGAATAGAGTCGTATAAAGACTGCATGGTAAATCCATTCTTAAGATCGATTTCTATATCGACCGGGATTCGTGTATGTTTGTCGATAGTAAACATATTAAACTAATGCAATACCTGTAGTGCCTTGCACATACTGATCGGCTGCACTCTTTTCAGCCATTACCATAACAATGATATGGATGTGTTTGATGAACACTGTGTCACTGCCACCCAAGAACATGAAAGGCATCATGCCCAGACCATCGTTGCCAATGGTTACACTCTTAGGTCTATCTAACCTAACATGCTCAGATGTATCGTCATCAAGACGTGCAATAATCTCTTCTCCAGAGATTAATTTAATACTTACTATGTCGCCGGTGGCGGCGGGTTTTTGAATTAACATTTTATTCCTCGTTTTCTTTTTTAGGTATTTCGCATAATGCTTCAAGCGTTTTATAATGCTCGTAGGCTTTTTTAAGAGCTGCGAAGTGCTCTAGTTTTGCAGGGTCCGGCACAAGTATGGCCAGCCGGTTTGAAATAGTTTCCATAAACTCTGAGATATTCCGGCCGTTTATCATGACCTTGCCTTCGAACTCTGCATCACCGGAGACTTTTAAACCGGAAGTTGGATTTACATTACCGCTCCAGTTTACATTGCTCCAGCTAGTTCCATTAAGGCCACTGGTTAAAAAACTTCCGGAACTACCAGCTGTAATAGTTGGTATTGATGAACCATAAGAATAGGAATTAATAGATGATGTAGACATGTTACCATAGTCTATGGTAATAGTATCGCAGGAATTATTGGATATTTCTAGTGTATCGTTATCCATTTAGGTGTGCCTTTAACTCATTAAATCCGCCGATTAACTCCCCGTCGATAAAAATTTGAGGAACGGTACGAGCATTAGGAACTGCTTCTAGTAATTCTTCTTTAGAATATCCATCGCCAATTTTCTTTTCTTCAAATGGGATTTCTTTTTGACCCAACAATGCTTTTGCTTGGTCGCAATATGGGCAATGGTACTTAGACCAAATAATTGCTTTCATTTTTGTTTCCTTATAAATCCGGTAATTCTTCGTAGCTAACTGAATCACTCATAACACCAATAACATAATTAGTGCTTTCGTTTTCTTGTAATGCTGTCTGTTTCTTGTTGATGTTAACGTGCTTGTTAAACCAAGGAATAGGACTCATCTTTGGATGGTCGGCTAGGTATTTAATTCCTATTTCTTTCAAACGGGTAAATGCAGTATAGTCAACAAAGTCTTTTAAGATACTAGCATTTAATCCTATAACTACACCCTTCTTGAACAAATACTCAGCCCAGTCTTTTTCTTCTTGAATAACTTCTAAGTACATAGCATATACTTCTTCTTCGCATTCTTTTTCAATTTCGATAAAGTCTGGATCGTCTTTGGTTACATTGTTGATCAACCAACCGGTCCACTCTGCATGAAGAAGCTCGTCTTGTAGAATTAAACTAATAATATTTCCGTTACCAATATAGATCTTATTTTCTACCATGGCCAATGATGTGGCAAAACTAACCATGAAGCGTAAGGCTTCGAGGGCGTAGGAGGCATGTAAAGCAAGCCATATGGCTCGTTTGTGAACATGGAGGTCAACGTCTTCACCCAATTCTTTACGGCTGTTGAGAATGTGTAGATCCTCATAGTAACGACCAATGTTAGCAGCCATACCAGCAATTTCAGCAGTGTCGTGAATCTTGTTAAACTCATCTTTAGGTACTCCGTAGACGTTACGAATAATGTGACTATAGCTTTTGCTGTGAATACTTGTTTCGAAGAAACTCCATGTAAGTGTTAATGCTTCAAGTTCGGGGATTGAACAAACTGGGCCAAATACTTGGAAGGGCGCACGACCCTGAATAGAATCCAAAGCAGTCTGGCGAAGTAGATTACTGGTAAAGATATGTTTAACAGCTTCGCTGGATTCTTTGTGATCCATTTTGTCTTTGGTTAGACTGATCTCTTCCGGTACCCAGAAAAAGCCTCGTGCTAGTTCTTCGTACTTTTGTATCTTGGGATACTTAACTTCCTCAAAACGTTGTACTGTTACAGGCCCAGCAGGGTCTAGAAACATTGTACGTTTAAGATAATTTGTTGGCTTACTAAAATCGTATTGTGCTTTTGACATGGTATATTACTGCGTCGGAGTATCTTGTTCTGTCGCAGGAGTTGATACAACTGGTACTATACCTGAAGTTATTTCTTCCCAGCCTTCTAATTCTTCGGACCAACTATATACTTTTCCGTCACTAGGATACGGCACACTAGGTTCCCAACCGCAGACTGTTTCATTGAATATCCAACCAGTAGGATGTGGCAATGATTGTGTATGTGCAATCAATGCAGATTTTTCTTCGTCACTGATATCTACTAGAGTGTAAACATCTCTAACAATGCCATCATCGCACAACTGATAAGAATTTTCTACACGAGCATATGGACCGGGAACTGGGGCATTTACACGTTCGAATAATTTTAATGTGGCTGGAAGATTCTTAGGATCAAATTCTGGATCCAATTGCATTAGGTTATCTTCTAAGAGGGGATGATCTACAATTTTATCATCGATATATTTTATATATAATTTCATGTTATTTCCTTAATAATTTAATATTTTCCACTTGCAAGTACTATCTTGCAAATATGTTCTAATCTTTCTATATGCTCGTAGGCCCGCCACGGACTTGTGTCAATAGCAACTACTCCATGTCCTTTAATGCCCACAATGTCGTAGGCGATATTGCCGGCTTTATCTAATTGTAACATCGTGTGGCACTGGTCTGCAAGCTCTTGACTAGTAGGAGGTACATCGCCTACATTAGGTGCTACCTTAGTATAACGATTCAATTCTGGAAACGCATCGCTAATGGTACTTAAATCAATACCGGCATGCATGGCTGCAATACAGTAAGTAGGGTGAACGTGTACAACTACCCTAACATCATCTTTATGTTGCCCCATTTCTTTTTGCAGGCCAAAGTGTAATGGTAGTTCTCCGCTGGGCTTTAGATTGCTACTAATCTCAGTATACTCTAATTCTTTGGTTATATGATATAACCGAGGAGGTTGATCATAGTAGCCTTTCTCAATGCCAATCTTTTTAAACTGATCAGGCTGTAGCGTTTGCTTGCGTACACCACTGGGAGTAATGTAAAAATGGTCACGGTCGTGATGTCGTATGCTTACATTACCATCACGGCTGGTAATCCAATTGCGCTTATACGCATCTAACATTACATCACATATAGTTTCTAACATTAATCTATTCTCAATTTATAACTTACACGCTTCGCAGTCGTCATCTAATTCTTCATAGACTGTTACAGGTGAAAGAGTAATTGCACTACTTGTATTTGTCATATCAGCTTTGGCGCCAACTTTATTAATTAGACTATAATAGATAGTTTTTATACCCCATTTATAGGCTAACATCAAATTCTTAGCAATCACTGTTCCAGGTACCTTGCCACCATCAAAATGTGCAGGATTGTAAAACGTATTAGTACTCAAACTTTGATCAATATACGCTGCCAATACTGCTGAGGTTTTTAAATACCCGTCGCAGTCCTTTTGATCCCACATTAACTGATAACGATTCTTCAGACGCTTGTATTCTGGTACTACCTGTACAAACGACCCGGCTTTTGATTCCTTAACACTAATCAATTCCATGGGCATTTCAATACCATTAGTACTATTTAATACAACACTGCTAGACTCGACCGGAGCAACGGCCATTAATGTAGCATTGCGGATACCATACTTTTTCATGTTTTCACGAAGTGGTTCCCAATCTATGCTAGGAGTAAAGTCAGTTAATTCGTTAACACCTGCTTTACGGCGTTCCCAGGGGAATACACCTTTGCCATAATAAGTGTACTGACTACGTCCGCATGGGCCACGCTCGCGGGCCAGCTCGACACTCATCTCAGTTAGGTAGTAGGCTTGATGTTCCATCCATCGTTTAACTTCTGCCAGTGCATCTGCTTCTCCGTATTTGTAACTTTTACGAGCATGCCAGTAGGCTAAGTTGGTAATACCAACTCCCAGCGGTTCAAAGTCTGTGTTGGCTAATTTGCTTTGAATTGACAAGAAGTCTTGATAGTTCAGTAAGTTGCTAAGACTGCGTACAAGTACACGGCAGGCTTTACGCATTTCTTGTGGGTTACGGAACGCACCCCAGTTTATTGAGCCAAGAGTGCAAAGAGCAATGCGTCCCTCTGGATCTTCAATTCTTTGGAAAGGGCGGGTGGGTAAAAGTATCTCTTGGCATAGGTTTGATTGATATATTGGATCCACGGTTGTATCAAACGAACCTTGGTTGATGACATTGTCAATATTGACAAGATATATGCGCCCAGTATCAGTTCTCTCTTTAAGAATTCCATTTTTGAATATCTCATCCGCCGATACAACTTTCTTTTTCTTTGTCTTATCTTGCTCATATTGTAGATACAACTTTTCAAACTCTCGACTATCTCTGTAGTAGGCTTCGTATAGATCTGGAACTTCTGCTGGATCAAACAAACTCATTGTTTCACCACGCTTGTAACGATTCCAGAACATAGCGTTAACTACTACTGAGTAATCCATTTGTCTAACACGAGTTTCTTCAGTACCTTGATTGTTCTTTAAAACAATAAGGTCTTCAAATTGATAATGCCAAACGGGAAATGTAACTGTGCAACTGGCATTGCGTATACCACCTTGCGAGCATGATCTTAAATCAGCAAACCATTTCTTCAAGAATGGTATCATACCCGTGTGTTTGATTTCACCGTTGCGAATTGGGGCGCCTAAGGGTCGGATTCTGCCTATTTCTAGACCAATTCCGGCTCTTTTTGACGCATATTTGGCCATCATTTCCCCGGCCGCGAAAATACTGTCCAAAGTATCATCCGAACTAATGAGAACACAAGAACTAAATTGTTTTGTAGTTGTCCCAAGCCCTGCCAACACAGGCGTAGCCAATGTGAAATGACCGTCACTAGCGCATTCATAATATTCCTTAACTAATTTTAATCTTGTTTCTTTTGTCTCAGAATGAAATGCTGTTGCTGCCGCAATAGCATATCTGATTTGTGGTGTTTCGTAGATTGTGCCATTAGCACGATTTTGTACTAGGTATTTTTCGCAGAGTTGTGCAATTGCCGCAAATGTATAGGTTTCGTCTTTGTCGTGATCGATGATTAGATCAATGATGTTCCATTCATCTTCTGTGTACCAATCGAGTAGTTCTTTGGTATACATGCCCGATTCTATATTCTTTTTAACAATGTTATATAGTTTAGGAGGATCGTATTCTCCGTATACTTCTTTTCTTAGCATACTAACACGCTGGCGGCCTGCTACGTATTGATAGTTAACATTGTTGATTTCTGGATTTTCGGTTTCGTCTATTAGATTAACCATAGCCTTGAGTAATAGCTCGTCTATGGTTTGAGTTGACATACCATCGTGTAATTCTATCTGTGCTTTGATTTCAATCATACTAGGACTGACGCTGTCAATGCCTTTGCAAGCATGTGCAACCTGTCTCTGTATTTTAGAAATGTCTAAAGGAACGCGAGTTCCATCTCTCTTGATCACGTTGATCATTGTCATGTATGGCCTTCTTAAATGTGTCGAGGAAGATATTTACCTAGAGGTATCCAGTTCAATTAGATTTTCAAGCAAAAACGAATCTGGTATATTTTCCAGTGTTACAGGGCCATTATCACTATAGTTAATAGCCCATCCTTCAACACATACAATATTATACTGCTTAGAACCCGAGTTGTCTACATAAGTTTTAACCTCTATTACAGAATTATTAAATTTATTTGTCAATTTCAGAGTCCAAGCAATCATAATAGATTTGGTAAAATCGTCATATTTGTTATCCACAATGATTTCCCAAGGGCTAGGCCAACTAGCTTTATGGTACGGATCTATTTTATTGTTGTATGGAATATAAGGAGCCTGTTTCCAAAATTCCCATGCATCCTCAAAGGGAGTATTGCTGTCATTTAATTGGGCTCGGTGCTCGGCCCACAATGACAATCTATTATCAATGCTTTGATTGAACATTAATTAATGTAAAATGTTTACGCTATATTCTATTGATGCTGCTGACGCAGTTGAGGTTGATGCATTTTTAGCGTACAATACTGCGTAATTTTTAGCTGAATGAGTTTCGTAATCAACATTTAGTACAATCGGAACTGACACAGATCTTGCCAATATAAAACTTGTACCTGTATTAAAATTTATAAGGGGAGTTGATTGAGTTTCAAATACTGCAATATTTCCACTACTAGTAGTAAACGAAGTAATCAACCCTGCATTATTGTCATTGTTAGGGTCAACAATAAACCATGTTTGATCTGTCAAAGTTGGATTGCCCGAGAAAGGTAATCCTCCTGCTACATTAACAAATGCAGGATGGTTAACATAGTTAACTACAAGTTGTGTTGAACTAGGTACAATAGTGGCAGTAGTAGCTGTAGTAACAGCATTGTCAATAATCTCATCATTGGCTGTAAAATTATATGTATCAGTTAATGAAGTAAAATTATCACTTGCTATGTTAATAATTATATTTCCTTTTCTGGATACAAAACTATTATGTAGCTGATATCTTACTGTTACCATTTGGTCTGCTTTTGTTAATGGAATTTTTGTTAAAGGAGTTAGACCATTATTAGTAGTAGTTGCAGAAGAAATATATGTAGACAGTGTTGTGCTATCATCAATAGTTACTCTACCAGTTACCAGCGGGTTGTAATAAAAATTTAAATCAGTGTTGCTATCTGCAATTGTTCTTCTATGGAAATAGTCGTTAATAGTTTTATTACCTTCGGTATAGAAAGAAATAATTGGTGTTGAATTAGATGATGTGGTATTACTAGTATCGTCTAAATTAACACCGTTACCTACTTGTACAAAATAATTGTTTTCACTAAGATGTGATGTTCTGTTAGTGCTTGTTCCTACCCAGATACCTTCTCTAATAATACTCTTAAATCTATTATTTGAAAATATTCCGTTTGTTGGACCGAGAAGCATGTCAGTAGCATATGATGAAACACCCCTATCTAAGTTACTTAAAATACTGTTAGTTAACACTGGACGAACAACTGTACCTGTACATACTATTCCAGTGTATAAGCTATCGAATCTGCATCTATTAATTTGAATATTTTCGCATAGGTTAACATCACCGGTTTCAATGCCGCCGCCTTTACCGCGAACAGAAATCCCAATGCCGGCAAGTACCATTCCGTAAGTAGTTGTAGTTGCAACATCGCTGGCAGTCTTAAAAAACACATCTTGTATTTTAGCATCTAACACATTGTCTAGTGCTAACAATGCTTTTGTTGTGGCAGTGGTTTGAGGGTTGAGATACTGTAATGTCATATTTTCAATACAGATTTCTCTTGAACGTTTTACGCCATCACTCATGCCGGCAGTCCAGTCATTGCCCTGTGCATCTACAGTTTTGAACATACTAACAGTACCAGTTGTTAATGATAGGGTTGTTATTTCTTGTCCTTCACCTACTAGACTTGTATAAGGCGGTAAATTGATTGTAGACGATACAAGATAATTTCCTGCAGGAATTATTAGCTTACGTCTTGCATCGGCTCTCTGCCACGAACTGTAAGTACTGTTATTAAAAAGATCTTGAATGGCGGCAGTTAATGTAGCAGTAATATCTACGGGAGTATGGGATATTAATAGACCAAATGGAAGATAATCTGTTAGGCTTACAGAATTATCTAATTTTACAGAAATAGATGATGTATTTGCATGAATGTGAGTATCTGATACTCGATACTTATAGGTCCCTGTACTTGCTACTGTGCTAGTGCTTAGGAAGCTTCTTATTGTAGTCCCTAAATGTTCAATAATATTTTCTTGATCTTGTTCTGTTAAGATCCTTGAATTATTGTCGTCCCTGGCACCTTCGCTGATGCGTTTACCAATGTAGAGATGTTCTGTATCTTCCGCCCATCCAAATTCGCCCGGATCTAGTTGGGGGATGCCTGTTACATTTTCTTCGCCTCTACGGACTTGAATTTTTGCTATTTCTAAAATCGCCATGGAAATATCCTTGTATGGGATATTTATCTTTTATCGAGCTGGTAACTGCTTGAGGTTATTTCTGTAGACTGTAATATTCTTCAACTTTGCCTAGCCACTGGTCTTGATACTTGTTAAAGTTGTTGGGCGTTAGGTCAAACTGTTGATATTGAAAGTCTCTGCTACACATAAAAATAACACCACGACGCATATCTGTGCCGTAGACTTCATTATGTGCTAACATATAGGCCATTAGCTGTAAGTAGTAATCCTCTACCCACTCAGCTTTCTTAGGCTTATTAGTCTGCTTGTGGTCTGCGATTGCAGGCTGACCTTCAAACACACCTACTAGGTCAGTGGTGCCGCTGTACAGTCCCGGGAAGTAAAGACTTTGTTCCATGGCCCAAACTTCGTCCATTTTACTTAGGCCGTTTTGAATAATGATATCAGCCATTGCATTAGCCTGTACATGAACAGGATTGTTGCCCGGTTGCCGTTGTTCACCAATTAAGAAGCGTTCTAAGTTAGAATGCATTGCAGTACCCACGCCTGCAGCCTCTTTGGTAATTTGTGCGGCATTGGCTTCTCCTACTCGTTTCCTCCATTCGTTAAGTGCTGTCATATCTTTGGTAGCGCCAAGGATAGTGGTTACACTAGGAAGGCTTTCTCCGTCTGGAGTTTGATAAACACGTTTGCGTGTAACAGGATCATTTACCTGGACACAGTTTTTATATTGGAATCGTTCAACGAACGGAGGAGGAGTATATGTTGTCATAAACTTAATTATAACAACCTATATCAAGGAAGTCAAATATTTGGCGTTAAATTCTTAGAATTTGCCGATGCCATTTTGTCCACACTAGGACCTGTGGGTTTTTTAACTGCGGCATCTTTTTCATCACTGGGTACTTTAGTGTTTAATACAACAGTACCATTATCTAAAATGTCTTGGATTACATCGCCAGTTGGATCAACATTATTTTTTAATGCAATTAATCCGTCGGGTGTGCTTATACCTAATCCAAAAGGCCGCAGGACATTCATTACAACTGGAAAAGGCAGTTCTGATGCCTGCCCTTCCTTATCTGCTAGTCCTTGGAGAACTGCTAGAACATCTCTAGCACTTCCCTGATCTACTTCAAATAATCTCATTACTTGGCTAGTTTAGACATAATGCTGTGTGACTCAGCTAGTCTGCGAGCAAACTGGCTTTCACGCATAGCACGGCCACTAGTCTCTGGACCACCTGCGGCAGCGTCGGCAGCACCGAACTCGTCACCCATGTCTGGATTCATAGCATCTGGACCTGCGGTATCCATACCTGGCTCTGGAGGCATGTCCATACCTTGGTCCATACCTGGTTCCATGCCCATTGGTTCTTCGGGAGCAGCTTCACCTGCCAATGTAGCAACAGCATTAGATACTGCTTCACGTTGTTGTGTTAGCACATCTAATGTAGCACTTAGTGCTGGACCAACTGCTTGTTTAAATTGTTCTGCTTCGGCAGCTCCGAAGTCCGCTTTGATTGCGTCTGCTAGTTCAATCATTGTCTTTGTTTGATATTGACCGACACGTTGCATCCAGCTAGTGTAATCGTTAACGATATCGCCTGCGGCTGTAATAGCTTTGGCTTTACCTTCTTCGTCTTCTGCTAACAAGAACTGCAAGCTCTCATTTACAAATTTAACGTTGTGTTTGAATTGACTTTCTTTCATAGGCTTTTTATCTTTTGCTTTGGCTTCTTTTTCTGCGGCTGAACCATCATAGCCTTTACCTTTAACGGCTGTACCTGGATGGGTCTTGCCACTCTTGTCTGTCCAAGGCTTGTCAGTCTTAGTAGCTTCTTCTTTGACTTTCTTGTCTTTGCCGCCTTTAGCATCTTTGCCTAACCGTCCAGCAATGACATCGCCTTTGGTTACTTTATCGTAAGGTTTAGCATTATTGGCTAAGTTGCCATCGCCTTTGCCTTCCCACATGCTACTGCACTCTTTGCAGTCACAATCTTTAGGGTGTGCTTTAGCTTCTTTGACATTGTCAGAGGTTGCTTTAGCAATAGCTTTCTTCTTAGGTACACCACCTGCTACCATACGAGCAACTTGTACGTCGTCGACGTTACTCTTGCCGTCACCAGTTTGGTCTGTACCTTTAGCTTTCTTAGTGTACTTAGGTGCTTTGACGCCTTTCTTGGCCTCGCTTAATTGGTCCATTTTGTCACGTAGTTTTTTGATGTCTTCGCCTAGCATTTCTTTAATCCTTGTGTTTAGCAACTCTAACATTGCTTTGTCTTTTTGGTATGTTTCGTTAGTTAGTAAGTCGTTAATACCTGCAGACCCTTCCTGTTGAAAAATACGTGTACGTAATTTGTTACGAATATCTTCTAGTTGCTCACGGTCATACTTTTCTAAGTTGACACGAGATCCGAACTGTTTTTCTAGATTCTCTTGTAACTGAGAACTTGTAATTGATTTGTTAAATTCAGTGGTTTTCATGTGAGTTCCAAAAGTGATTAATGTTATTTATACGAGTTTTATCAGTTTTTCAAAACTCTTAACAATGTCACTTTTATAATGTTCCTTTTTAGCACGGGCAATCATACATTTAGTCAGCCTTATATCAAAGTAATCCAGCGATTTTTCGTTGCTACGACGAACTGCTCGTTCGTGTAATGATTCGTCAAAAAGGGCATATCCGTATTCTTGATCCTTTTTTAGAAGATCGTTGTCTAAGAATCTACCCAATGCTAGTCCGTTTGCCAATACCGCAGCAGTTTGTGGTAGATTGATTTGTTCTACTATAATATATCCGCTGTTGTTAATTATAGCATAGAATCCTTCAAGATTCTTAGTTATAGTAAAATTATCTAAGGTAACTGATCCGTCTTTATTTTCTACAGGAATTACCAGCCCTTTTCTACGGAATTCTTTTTTCACTTCTATAGATACTTTGACTATTTTCTTATAGAGGTCATCAGTTACTGGTTTCATTTATATTCTTACTTAATGTGCTATTATCTTTACTTATAGAGTAAACGCCTTTACGGACTAAAGATTGAGCTACCCATACATCATGATCGTCTAGGCTGCTTAATCTAACATTGTTGTCATGTCGAGATATAAATTGTTGTTCTTCGTTGGTGATAGCAACGCCTACACCAGATAGTAGTTGATGTATTTTCATTTTGGTAAACTATTTGCTATGTTTGTTAAATCTTTAGGATCAACTGTTACGTCACCAACTTTAGGAATCCGTAGTCTTAAACCTTGTTGTCCTGCTTGAGAAGGAAGAACTTCCACTTGACCCACTTCGGGATACGCAAACTTTGTTCCAGGACGAATACCTTTTAAGTTTGCTTGAATTTGTTGTTGAGATAAGTTTTTAGCCTGAGCATCATTTGAAGTAGGTTGTTGTGTAGGAGCAGTTGATGATCCTGCACTTGTAATTTTATCTACAGCAACTTTTTCTGCTTTGTTAGCAACGGAAGTACCAACCCGTCCCGCACCTCTTGCAATAGCTCCTCCTGCATCAGCGACTGCGGTACCAATACCTCTTACTGCGGAACTGCCTAGTGCAGCGGCACCTGCATCTACGGCAGCAGATCCTAGCGCACCAATACCTCTTACTGCGGCACCACCTAATGCGGCGGCACCTCTAGCGGCTGTTGCTAGACCTGTACCAATGGCACCAATTAACGGAAGCACTTCGTCAATCTGTTGCCTTTCGCAGATTATCTCATTAATTTTCATATCAGTTTTTTGTTAATAGTACAACCATTACACTAAGTACACTCGCAACAACTGTACCAGCAGTACCAATAAGAACCTTAGTCATTGAAGCATTGCTGTCTTCAATTATCTTTTGTAAACCGCCAACCTTGGATTCGATGCTGGTCAATCTTTGTTCTAAACTATCATAGCGCAGGGCGCATAGCTCTACGTGTGATTCTAAATTTGTTTTTTCTATGTCAGTGGGTGACGACATTATACACTCCTGGGGTTATGTTAACTAACGCGGATGCCTATGGTGCCTTAAATTGCGCCTTGGAGTGCCTTGATGATTGTATTTTTATATTGACTATCTTTGCAATCAAAGATAGCCTTGTCGATATTTATCGTTTCTAATAAGTTTTTTACCACCGGTACCTCATGCAAGTCGCCTACAAGTTCTCCAATAGTATCGCCGTGTTCATCTTCCCAAACTCCTACACGATCCGGAGTAATTCTAAATGTCCATACAGTTTGCTTGCCTTTGTAGACTGTGCCAAAGTTTAGAGATTTAAGATCTTTAGTTTCTGACTGCGGAGGAGTATCGTATTGCACTACGGATCTAATTTCGATGCACTGCATGAGTGTAATGAAGTTTCTATTTTGGTCAAGCTGTTGCTGTGTACCTTGATTAAGTCTAGTCACTTTTGTGTTAGTGATATCGACAAGAGTTTGTATTTCAATTATTTGCATAAAGTACCTATATAACTTATTTATAGTCAAAAGAAAAGGGACTTAAAAAAGTCCCTTGTCCTATAGTTAAAAAACTATTAAGCTAATACGCCAGCAGCTAAACCGCTGATATCTGTAACAGTGATTGTGTCACCGAAAGTAGATGTAGCAGTGATAGCAAAGTCAACAGCAGCAGCAACGCTTGAATCTGTGTTAGCAGAAACATATGGGTTAGCTGTAGAGCTGTCAATAGCAACTACGAATTGACCATTAGCACGGGTGCCGATGTAAACAATAGTAGCCATTTGTTGGATTGCACGAACTGCAACTGCGAAGCCACCTTCAGCAGTGATGTTGCCGTTACCGTCAACTGTGTCAGCAGTGAAACCACTGCTAGAGTCAGCAATCTTCAAGAATGTCATTGGGTAGCCACCGTGTAGGGTAGCTGGGGCAACTACGCCCCCGTGAATTTTAGTAATACCGTTAGAAACAGCCATTTTATATCTCCTAATCTTTTTTGTAAGTTTCCCTATGAAACTTTAGTGTAAGTATTTAGTCTTTTGGCAAAAAAATACTTAATATGGGTGTAAAATGAATCAATCATCGTCCTTGAGATCGCCTTCTATGAGCCTAAGATTGCGAACAGTTTCTTTGTTATCACGCAGTCTACGTATGCTACGTACAAATTTACTTGAATCACCACCCTTGATACTGTTGATTAATCTGCGTTCTAACTCGTAGGCTTCTTCTGGATTGAAGTTTTCTTTGATTAAAGACAGCAAATTTATAGCACTATCAATGACATGCGTAGCTCGGGCTTCGATAACTGCTTCCCCATTCTTCTTTTCAGATATGGAGTTTAGTTCTTCTAACAGGCTGCGGGTTGCTCGTTTCAAGATTGTATTCCTTTGTGTTATTTAGTTCTAGTATAACACACTCTTTGGTAAAATAAAACCTTGTAAATTGTGCGGTCGCAATATATAATAGATAAATAACTCAGTAGTAACCATGAGTGACTACAGTTTAACACACAGGAAAAATATGAAATACATATCAGAAAAAATGTTATCTATCTTGGAACGTCTATCCGAAATGTTTCCAGGTAGTTCATACCAAAGCCGCTTAGAAGCATATCTAAGCACCAAAGGCATTACCGATGCCGCACAGTTGGAAAATTACATCCGACATTTTAATTCTCAAAAGGAAAACTATCTATGAAAAACTTTTTTAACACTATATTCGAAAGCCTGGTTGCATGGGGCGAAGCTATTGCGGAATACCGTAAGAGTAAAGCATCTCATCACTACTATTGATTATGGAATTAGCTGCTATTCAAATTATGCTATTTGGGGTGATAATTCTTGTGTATATGGCAGAAGAGTTTAATAAATGAACTACTTAGACATACTGATTACGTTACTACGTTGGAAAGATGCAGGATGGGAAGTACATCCTATTAATCTACAAGACGAGTTTCACGGTTGGGTTTAAATCACCATATCGCTTTACAGACACTACTATTGTCTGTATAATAAATACATTACACATATACACACAAGGAGAATAATATGTTCACACCAGATTTCTACATTGATTTATTTCAATCATCAAAGCGTCAGTTAACTAACCAAGTTTACAAAGACGATACCCTTAACAAAGCCTGCAATTCATTTATCGACGCTCAAACAGCGTTTGCTAAAATGATGGTTAAAAATTACATTGATTTATCCGCACATTCTGCGGATGCTATCAGTAAAGTTTTGTTCCCTAAAACGGAAGAAACAGTCAAGTCCAAGACTGCTAAAAAATCAGACAATACAGACATTAACACACAAGGAGAATAATATGTCAAACACATTTAAAGTACCCGCAGTACCAGAAGTAAAATTCAACAAGAATGGATACGAAATCCGTACGGACATCTTGGGCATGGCTAAAAGCCTAGTACAAGACGACTTCCATGCTAAATTCCAAGGATGGGAAATGACTGCTACTCGTGACGAGAAGACTGGTCAAATTGTTAGTACAGTAGCAATGCCAACTTTTCCAGGACTTGATAAAGTTCTAGAGACAGCAGAAAAAATGTATTCATTTGTCAACGCTGGTACTAAAAAATAATATAATAAAAATAATATTAGGGCATAGCCCAACTATAAAATAAAAAAGGACCTTCGGGTCCTTTTTTTATAGTGGCTTGCTTTTTAAGTATTCTGGATATCGTTTATTGAAGTGTCGCATAATAATGCCAGCAGTAGCATTAGCTTCATTTTCTTCGTTGCTACCTGTCTCGCCACTGTCATCATTTAACTCATCCTGCATATCCTGCTTGTAATGAGTTAGTTCGTGTGCTACTGTGCGTAAGATATCATTAGGATGACGCCCAGTTAGAGCAACTTGCAATGTGCGTTCACTGTTTGAATAAACACCAAATGTAGGTTGATCTGCATCACCCACGCTGGTTACAAAGGTCATTTTAGGTAGGCTGTCTAACTTTAAGACTTCCATGGCCAATGGCAGAAACTTCTTAAACATTTCCACAACTGTGGCATTTTCAGCCGCACCTTCAACAATAAACTGACTTGCTCTCATAGCTGTATTTAGCGTCGAATAAAGTGATAATCTCCGTCGGGTCCGTTGTTGCTAAAAATGCCGTTGCAGTCAAAGCCCTGCTCTGCCATATAAGCAATAACTTCGTCTCTTAAAGGAGCACCTTTATTATACTCCACAACCTGTAGTTCTAGGATAACGTGCTTTACATCTTTTAGTGTTTCTACAGCACCTTTAAGTACATCGAGTTCTGCGCCCTGTACATCCATTTTAACAAGATCCGGCTTGGGGAATCTTTTAAGGTTTGATACAGCATCAACAGTAACAGTTTTTAACTTACGCTTATGAGTATCGTTGAAGTAATTTACAGTGTCCGGATTGACTACTTCATTTTCTTTATAATAGCTGTTACCGCCCGGGTGTACATCGTTTTGATAGAACTCAACTTCTTTACCAGTTTCGTTGCTAAGTACACCTATGTGGTATTTCATTTTGCGTTATTGATACAAGAACTCCGTACTATCCATGGCTTCGAATGCTACAATTTCTGCCTCAGGCCAGATACGAGAAGCTTCGTTGGTCCAGTGTAGTACACAGGCTCCGATGTCGTATATTACTTTAGGCTCTACTCCGGATCCTTTTAGTTTAGCAAGATAGTCTACATGACTTCTAGGAATTAGGCGTTGACTTCCTAGTTCTCTCAACCTTGTTTGAATATCAACTACAGGAGTAGTAGGAGGATTTACTATAGCAGGACTACTGATGCTAGGAATGTTATTATCGACATTAAAAGTAAAACTACCAGTGTGCTGGCATTGGATAGTTGTATCTGCCCAAATTCTAAACCCTTTGTCTAATGCTTTACGGCAAAAGTCAACATCTTCCGAAACAGTGTCTTTGTGATTGATAGCACTATAATATTTAAACTGCGGGTAACCTATAGATTTGAATACTTCTGCTTTAACTAAAACGCAACCAAACCCGCAGCCTGCAATTTCGACTAAGCCGTGTCCTTTAATTTTGCCGTAGGGTATATTAGTAACACCCCCGTGTTCGTTGTGTTCGTATACTTCGAGTATGTGTAGTCCAGGCTTGCGTTGAATATACAACCCGCTTACAGCATCTAGATCATGTGCTAGTAGTTTCTTTAGTGTGTCGGGAGCAAAAGCAATATCGCTGTCTACACTGAATAGGTAGTCAAATCCATTGACTACCCAATCTGCTATCAAGTTACGAACTTGATCTATATTGTATCCGTAGAAGAATTGAAATGTAGTTTCGTATCCTTCTGGTACTTCTAAATCATAGATGGCCTTGAATGTATCAGGCTCTATGTTACGGGCTGTAGGGATTCCTATCAGTATCTTTTTTTTTGATGGATTCATTTTCTTTACAATTATTTGTGCGTTTTGATTTTGCTCAATGGCATTGACTTTATAATCATTGAGCGGGTTAATATCATTGTAGTTATATACAATGTCTTGTAGGCATTTGACTTTATCGGGATCAGCGGCTTCTATTAACGCATAGAAGACACTGCCATCTCCACCTGCCTTAAACCATTCTCCTTGTTCATTTTGGAACAAGCTGTCTGCAATGTCGTTGAGCAGGTATTTTCTAAATGTGCGTAGATGTGTGTAAGGTAAGATCCAGTTAAAGTGATGATTTCTATAATCACGAGCTTGTTTAACATGCTCAGGATATGGTTGACTGATTAATGGAATGTTATCTACCATGCTCCAGCATGATCCATAGGTAAACTCTGTAGTACCATCATACAGGGCATTGTACTGACTAAAGATAGTATTGTCGTTTACTAGACTATCATCACCATCTAACAACATAATAATAGAGTTGTTGTTGGTTAGGCTGCGAATGCGTTCAATTTGATTGCGTACTGCACCTTGATTTTCTGTGTTAACAGCTAATAAAAACTTATCTTGTACTTCCTTGGGCAATGCAGACACTGCGGCTTTTACCACTTTTACTGTGTTGTCTGTAGAGCAGTCGTCAATTAGAATATGTACATAGTTGTCATAATCTTGACCGGCTACACTTTGTATACATTTAGTGATGTAAGTGGCACAGTTATAGAATGGACTGATAATAACAATAGGTTGTTCGTTACCTGTTTTATAATTTTCAAGTTCAATAGTGTTATGAAACTTGCGATTCCATATCTTGTGTACTCTACGATTAATTTTAGTAACTGCACGATATTCATCTCGTGATAGATATAGGCCCAGTTTCTTAACCATCAACTGTTTCCACTGCAGGGCAACTGTATCCCAACCTGCTAGGTCTTTGACAATGTTACAGTAGTATTGTTTTTGTTGATGTAGGTACTTGTTGTGATATGCTTCAACTGTTGTTTTAACAAACTTTTCAACTTGTTCAGGTACATTAATATCAGGAAATAGGCCGTTGGGTTCTATGGCATAGTCAATATGATAGCAAGCACCTTCTAGGGCAATTTCTTCAAGGGCACCAAATCTGCAGGTAATAGCGGGTGTGTTATACAACAGGCTTTCTAATGTGCTAATCCCGAACGTTTCGGGAAATGCCGCAGGGTACAACATAAAGTTTGCCAGTGTGAGTATGTCGGCAATTTCACGCTGTGAAATAACTCCCGTAAACTCTACACCTAGTTTAGCCAACGCAGGATCTGCAGCCATGGCACGCCAATCTTTTTCTTGTTGATCAGGTTCACTGCCTGTACTGAATCTATAATAGCCACCTATGATCTTTAACTTGGCAGTAGGGATGTGTCTTTTAACGTGTGGCCAAATGTACTTGACTAACGGAATCATACCTTTAGTCACTGATGCATTATAAACAAACAGGTCAGGATCTTTAGCTTTAATATCTACTTCTGTTTTGAAGTTTCGGGCACCGTTGCGTGTGATAAAAAACTTGTTCTTTAATACTTCAAAGTTGCGTCTGCGTCCGTGATTACAGTTAGCAACATAGGTCAAGTGGAAATCACTTAATGTAAAAATATCTGTAATACGATTGCTGACAGCAAGTTCTTCAATTAGGTTATCACCAAGGCAGAAAGTATCGTGCATCCATAACGCACGAACTTTTGCTTTAGATAGCACCCTGTTGTATAGATCCATGTTCTGGAACGGAGTGGATCTAATATCGTTTAACTTGGGATAATCTTTAGCGTCTGTAAATGGAATTACTGTGCGTGAACTTACAACAATATCAAACTCATGATCTAGAGCAAGGTCAGTGAGTGGGCGATATGTAACATTATCATAGACTCCCGGACGGGCATGATCAATACCACAGTTGTTGAATACAGTTACCGTAAATCCAATTTGGGCAAGTTCTCTGCCCATCAGTGTTACAGCACTTTCGCTGCCGCCTAATCCTTGTTTGTCTACAGTAGTACCATCATAGGGTATGCCGATAATATCGATAATAGCAAGCTTCATGCTATTAATTATACACTCTTTGACCTAATAGTCAAAGATATTGGATTATATCCAATACGCAGTCTGCGATGTTAGGTTTGTACCTGTAGTTGATCCGTCGACATAGAAGTTTTCCGAACCTATCAAGCTGTTGGTAATAGATTTACCACCACCTGCTGTTCCGGAGTTGGTATAGAAGGATTTAATTACAACTGCATCATCGGCTATGTAATTGGTAATTACTAGTTGATCTGGTCTATCAATTCCTACACTCTTAGGATAACGCATGTAATTGGTTACTATTACTTGAGATTCCCAATTAACCATTGGTCCACCGATCAATGAACTTCTAGTCGGTAATGATGTTGCAGTTACCACAGCAGTAACCGCTGAGGTATTAGTAGCAGGGAATGCTCGGCCTGCTCCGTAAATAACACGAACAGCTCCTTTACCACCACTACCACTAGCACTAGGCCAGCTAGTACCCGGGCCACCACCGCCTCCGCCATAATCACCGCCGTAGCCGTCACTATTTCCACTTTCACCATAGCTGTTTGCAGGGTTCTCGCCTGACCGGCCTCGAGTACCTCCTGAGCCGCCTGCACCACCACCACCGTTGCCTGCACTAGTGCTGAATACTTGACCACTACTACCGTGCCACCATCCTGAGGCTGTTTCTCCACGACCGTAGATACCTACGCCGCCTCCAGCACCACTACCGTATGTACTTGAGTAATAACCACCGCCTGCGGCACCACCACTGTTTAGTCCCGGTAATCCTTGTGCGTTACCGCCTGTACCTGAGTAGCCACCAGCACCACCACCACCTGCGTAGTTAGTAGCATTACCACCAGCGCCACCGCCATCGCCTACATATCCGCCACCGTATCCGTTGGCATTAGGCCCTGAAGTGTTAGCACCAGAGGTTGCATTACCACCACCATACCCTGCTACAGTAGTTAGATTAATAAAATAACTGTTTCCGCCTGCACCACCGTTTTTAACTCCGCCTGCGCCAACTTGTACGGTGTATGACTGACCAGGAGTAACTGCAATGTTATTTTTCCAACCAAGGCCGGCACCAGCACCTGAGGCCTGAGCCCAGCTATTATAACCTGCACCACCACCACCAATTGCTACAACACTAACTGATGTAACACCCAATGGAGCAGTCCAACTGTATGTACCCGGGGTGGTAAATTCAGCATCTCCCTGGAACGGGTAAGAACCAAGAGTGCTAGTAGTAATCGAAGTTATAGTTCCTGCAAACGGAGTTGTTCCACCGTATGCATAAACTTTAATTTGTTCTGAACTATCAACACTGGCAACAACTAATGAATTACCGCCAACTGATCCTACTGTACCAGTACTTCCGCTAGTTGTTGTTATTGTAATTATTGTACCGCTACCTGCACTTGCAACTATACCAGATGTACCACGTAGTCCGGTAATGTTAAAGAACCACGATGACCCTGTTAATGTAGTAACAGCGGCTATCTTAATAGATGGTAAAATTTCACCGGTAGCATACACTGAGTTAATAATACCAGTAACAGGTGTTATTGATCCATAAGATAAACAAGTTATTGAATTAGTATTAACTGCTGTTACATAGGTAACATTAGCTGGATTACCAGGAGCCCCTGCATTACCTATTCTTCCTATAGAAGAAATTATAGTACCTGTAGTAAATTCTCTAAGAGATGTTAGTCCAGTAATATCAAATGTCCAAGGGCCTGAGCCAAATACTGTTCCTACAGTAGCTATTCCATTAGGATCGTTAGTTAATACTATAGGAGTTCGTGTAATGCGTGTAGTTGGTGTAATTGTAAATGCATTTATAGAACCGGTACTAGTTGATCTTATATATGTTGAAGTTGCCGCAACAGCTATAATTGTTGTTGATGTAGATATTACCGGGCCTCTGATTAAATTCGTCGGAGTTGGAACAAACCATTGTTTCTTTCCATAATTTGTATTAGCATTTACAGTATATACTGTAAAGGGTTGAGTTGTTTCATCACCAGTTAACCTACCTTCTACATAAGGACTATTAGTAGTGAATGTTGCCCAATTAACGTTATTACCATATCCTTTGCCGTCGATGCCTATTCTCTGAGAAACTCCTGTAAGTGTTTCAGTGTCAAATGATTTGTATGTAAATGAAGACCCAGCTGTCTTACTTCCTATAACAACTCTACTTCCCATATCATCTGGATAGACTATGGTCGCTGTATAATTAGATGCAGGGAATGCACCAACTGCTGTACTTAACAATAACGTACTTAAAGATATTACAGGAGTGTTAACTGGTGTAATTGTTACAGCATTCGTTGAATTATCAATAAATGTTGAACTTCTGCATATTATTAACACGGTATTTGTAATGTTTCCCGGCTCAACTGTTGGAGTTTGGAAATTACCAGTGTATACTGCTGTTCCTTTAACAATACGTAGATTTGAAATATTTCCTCTAAAATAACTACCATCGCCGTTATAGTTAGCGTAGTAAGTTCCGATGAATAATGTACCACTAGCACCTGTACCAGCACTAAAACTAGCAGTTGAGTATACTGAACTTCCGTTCACATACATACTAAAGTTACTACCAGATCTCACGGCAGCAATATGTGTCCAAGCATTTAACGGAATTTGGCTAGCACTGGAAGTATAGGCATTGGCCCAAGCCCAATTTCCGCTATTAGTTTGCCAGGTTAAACTTCTGTCAGTATTGATTTGCCATAACCAGAAAGTTGCGCTGCCACCAGTACCTAATGTTAATATAGTGTTGTTACCGTTGGAAGTGACATAGACCCAACATTCAACAGTAAAATCACCACCTGCTCCTAGATTATAGTTAGCAGTTGATGGTGTAGTTAGATATTGGTTTGTACCATTAAATGCTACTTGATATGATGCGGCCGGACCACTAGTAGATGTTACTGTACCAGAAGTAGAAACAGCAGAGATAGCTCCAGCAGTTACCGTAGTATTAACGGTATTGTTGATGATAGCAAGTTGTCTGTTATTAATAACGTAGTTAACATACGATGTACCTGTTCCAACATTTCCGAGGTTTCCTCCTACTGTGGTAGCTGTGATTATTGCACCACCAAAGAATGCATTGGTTCCAGTTAATCCAGAGATTGTATATGACCACGGTCCAGTAACTGTTGATGTACTACCGAACGGATTTTCTATAGAAATAACAGGAGTGCCCACTACAGTTGTAGTTGCAGTGTACGCAGATCTATCAATAAATGTATTAGTCTGACATACTAGCAAACTTGTAAATGTGCCTGTTGAGATAGCTGCAATGTTAGTGCTAGCTGTTTGTGTAATCGACAACGGAGATGTTGGAGGAGTAAAGTTACCTGTATAAACTGCTAGATTTTTTACCATTCTAAAGTTAGATATGTATCCAGTAAAGTATTCAGTGTAGCCGCGAGCCTGGCCAATCACTAATGGTTCTGTATTATCTGAGCCTAGTCCGATTGTTACGGAATATCGTGATACTCCGTTTACATAGATATTCAAAGTAGACCCCGTGTAGACCCATGCACAATGACTCCATACATTAGAAGTTAGTGTGTACCCTGACTCGTAATTAGTTCCATTGTAGAAACTAATAACACCTGTGCTTACTCTTAAATATCCTTCATAGGATGTAGTGCCGCTACCGCTTACCCGTTTGGCAAAAATTGTATTGTAAATTGAGTAATCGCCAGCTGGTCTTAACCAGCATTCAGCAGTCCATGCAGTATTGGCTGCGGCTAGATTAAATTGTGTAGAACTAGGATATTGTAGATAACTTGAAAACGCTGGGCTAAAACTTACACTATAAGATGTAGTGTTAGATAATTGATTTGTACCTATTACTTTTTCAATGTACGGGCTAGTAGGTTCTATTTCACCTGTGGCATAAATTCCAGTGATGCTACCAGCAAGAGGAATCTTAGATCCAAAACTAGTAATGCAAGTCATAGCAGTACTGCTGGTAACTCCAGTGACTGTTACTTGATTACCTAGGCCAAAACTTCCAGCAACAGACAGTGCAAATATAATAGTACCTGTGGTAAATCCGCTGGTAGATCTCATACCATCGATGGTAAATGCCCATGTCGATGTAGTAACTGTGGTAATATTAGTAATATTCCCGGGATTGACTCCTGTTTCAAACATCGGTACAACAGCGTTACGCATAGATGTTGTAGAATAAGTAGAAATTACAAGTTTAGGTTCTGTAGTTTCGTTACCAAAATAGTTTACAGGGCGATTAAGAGTGTTTACAGCAACAGTGGCAACAATATTATCCCAGTTTTCCTGTCGACCTACATTAGGACCAAATCTTACTATACTGTAGTCTGCAGTACCTAGGCCATAAGCAAGAGTACCTTGCCATGCTACATTGTTTACCCTAATATTGCTGAACCCGGCGAATGTAGCACTTTGAGAATAATAACTGCTGTCAATGTATACAGTTTTACCCGTACCATATAATATTGAGAATAACAATGTAGTACCGTTATAATGCTTAATGTACCCATCTGCAGTATATACTATATAAAATTTCTTAGCTGGATCCCAAGCTGGTCCAGTTTGTATTTCAGTACCATTGTGGTGTACGGAATATGAGTTATATTGAAATGGATATGAAGTATAATCTAAACTAGTGTAACTTGCATTAGTGGTTGGATCTTCGTTCCAACCTATCATAGCATAGCTAGCGTTGTTGTCGCCGGCAGCAGCTTGTTTGAAGAATTCAAGAGTACACGGAGCAGTAAATCCAGCAGCAGTATATGCTTGATTGTCCCAACTATTAGAACCACTGGTCTTAAAGATATTTACATCTGTGGTTCCATTGCCTGTCACTGACAGGTTACCGTTAGGAGCAGTAAAGGTCAATGTTTGATAAACACCTGTATTAACTGATATCACTGCCCCTGAAGTAGTTACATTGCTAATAACTCCAGCAACGGGCGGAGTATTTGATCCTGTAGAAACAGCAACGATTTGACTGATATTATTAATAAAGGTAACATAAACTGTACCTGTACCAAACCTGCCAGTACCACCTGAAGATGTAGTAGCAACGATTACAGAACCTAGCTGCATCATAGTAGTAGCTGTTAGATTAGATACTGTAAAGGTCCAGACATTTGAGCTTACTGTAGTAATATTGCTGATTACAGGACCAAATTCAACTGCTCCAGTGGGCTGTATGTAAGCAACATTACCCACAGTAGGAGAAACATCTCCGCTTCTAGCAATACATACCATTTCTGTGCTGCTTGTAACACTTAATACTCTAACTGTATTATTTGAGCCAAAGCTACCAGTTAACGCACTTGATGTAATTACTAAACCTGCTGAAAACTCAGCAGTTGTATTCATGTCTGATAATGTAAAAGTCCATGGTCCTGGTGCACCAGGAACGCCTAGATTAGGAACAATATAGCCCGATGGTCCTGCAAATTGTACGGTTCCGGCGACTGTTGTGTTAGTTGTTGTATTGGTCCAACTATATATTCTATAACCTCCTGTGACAGCCACTGTTGGATTACCTGTGACTGCCCAGGCAGGTGCATAAGAACTAGGATAACGAATCATAGCAATACCAGAACCACCACGATTGTTAATGCCACCACCGCCATTACCTGTACCAAGGGCGCCTGCTGTTGACGGAGTTCCGCTACTAGTCCATCCCCAACCACCTCCACCCTGAGCATAAGTTACTGTTACACCGGAGAAATTAGAACTAAACCCAGTTCCTCCTGCGCCACCGTTCCACGGACCGCTTGCATCCGAACCAGAACCATTGCCACCTGCACCAGTAAAGCCACCACCACCGCCACCGGAGTGTGCGCTTCCAGAATACCAACCTCCGCTGCCGCCACTGTTACCTTGACCAATTGTACCACCACCGCCGCCAGCTCCGCCTTGTTGGAATTGATAGCTAGGGCTAGCTGGGCTTCCACCACCTCCACCACTTGCGCCACCACCACCAGAGTTCCCAGGAACACCTGTACCAACATTATTAGCACCACCGTATCCACCACCTAGAACAGTAGTTTGTTCAAATGATGATCCAAATCCTGCTTGTCCTGCGGCACCACCAGCACCTGCTTGTAGGTTGTATCTATATTCTGCAGTTACAGAACTAGTACCTGTTGTAATACCACCAGCGCCGCCGCCGCCAACTTGTGATCCACCACCACCACCGACAATAAAGTATTCAAAGGTTGTTGGAGCAGCAGGACTTGAAGTAGGAGTATAAGTTCCTCCTGCTACAGTAATACCATTGGTATATCCATCAATAGGAGCAACCGTTCCTCCTGTAGCAACAGCAACAATACTTGTGCTGTTAGTAGCAGTATAGAAATAAACTGTGTTACCTGTTCCGGTATTCCCTGCACCTGGGCTAACGGTAATAATTGTACCGTAGGTCAATGAGGAAACAGTGGCAGATGAAACATTGTATATTCCAAGTGCCCAAGTAGTTGTTGTTAGCTGTGTAGTACTGTAAATTGTAGCTGATGAACCTAATACAGGACTAGGGCTAATATTTTTAATTGTTCCTAGATTGTTAGGTAACCCGGATGTGGACTGCAATATTGAAGTAAAGTTTCTTTTTTTAGAATAAGATGTAGCACTGGATACAGGAACTACCGCTACGAATGCTGACTGGACACCTTGATATCCTAGATCTTGTAAAGGAGTTGGAATAAGGCCATCGGCGGTGTAATTTACAATTGTATTACCACCTGTGGCGTTTTGTGACCCGAGATAGCGTATAATAACAACACCTGACCCGCCTGCACCCGAAAGACCGTAATGTCCCATACCACCGCCACCGCCACCTGTATTAGGGGCGCCAGCGCCGCCGGTGGCGTTTGGATCTCCGCTAGCAGAACCGTTGCCTCCAGCAACACCAGTCCAAGTAGAACCACCTCCAATACCACTAACGCCGGCTGTATTGGCAGCTCCGCCACCACCGCCACCTAAACCACCGTTGCCTGGACGAGTACCATTTGTGTAAAGGCCTCCACCACCACCGCCACCATAATAAACAGGGGTTCCTGCAAATGAGCTGATTGTTCCTGTGCCGCCATCACCACCACGATTAATTGCATCACTACTATTGCCGCCTAGGCCTCCTGCACCGCCTCCACCAGCACCAGCAGTCATTGTCCGTGGTCTTGATCCAATTGCAGATCCACCTGCGAATCCTTGTCCAGCAATTCCAGTACCGCCACTGCCAGTGCCTCCTTCAAATCCACCGCTACCACCACCTGATCCACCTGCCCGGCCAGCATTCTGAGGGTAAACACCTCCACCACCACCGCCAGTGGCACTAACACCAAAGGCAGAGGATGCTTGGCCATCATTTCCTACAGATGATACGCTGGATGAAATTGAGCCTACGGAGGCACCACCTGCGCCAACAGTAATAGTATAAGGTGTACCGGATACAACTGCAAAACTTGAGGTACTTCGTACGCCACCAGCTCCACCGCCTCCACCTACATAACTTCCGCCTGATCCTCCACCACCTACTACAAGAAAGTCTACAGTTCCCGAAAAAGATGGAGTAAATGTGCTAGTACCTACAGCAGTGAATATATGTGCAGTATAGGTAGTTACACTTGGGACATATGTTCCACCCGGAGCACTGATAGAGTCAATTGGTCCCAGAGCAGGAGCACTACTTCCACCGTAAGCTGTGGCAATAATACTAGTAGCACTAAAAATTGAATATACAGTTACCGTACTTCCTACTGCAAATCGTCCAGTCTGTCCTGAACTAGTATTTGCTATAATTATTGAACTAGTTGTCAGCGAAGAAACTGTAGCAGAAGGAATGTTATAAATTCTGAAGATCCAGGTTGAAGAATTTATTTGAGTAGATCTATAAATGTATGTACCTGTGGTGCTACTATTAATAACTCTAGTATCGCTAGGAGCACTTTCATAATCACTTGAATTTGTTATGTCAGTGGGTACATGAATATAAGTTTTAATTGTTGATCTAGCCAAAGAATTTGCATTTACTAATAATTGGAAAGGAATTGTATTTTGAATTTTAACCGCTGGATTTGATATTCCCAATAATCTCTTTCTTGGTATAGAGTCACCACCGATATTGTCGTCATAGCTAGTTGGGTCTAATATTAAAACTGCTGAAACAGTGGTTAATGTACCAGCATTAGTAGCAGGGAATGCTCGACCAGTACCCCAGATAATACGAACAGCACCAACACCTCCAAATCCACCACCGTAGCTGGTACCAGAACCTCCACCACCACCGCCATGATCTCCACCTGTTATTCCTCTATATGAGCTTTCGCCCGAATTTTCACCACCTCGGCCATTACCGCCACCCGATCCACCACCCCCACCTAAATATTGTCCACGAGCCACACCATCTGCGCCACGACCATATACGCCAACACCGCCACCGGCTGGTACACCATATGTACTTGAATAATACCCACCAGCCGCGCCCGCGCCCGATCCTGTAGGAGCCGCAGTACCACCACTTGATCCAGAATCAGCACCATTGCCTGAATAGCCGCCAGCACCTGCACCAGCAGAAGTCCAAGATCCTTGATAAGCACCGTTACCACCACGTCCGCCACCGTCGCCAACCCAGCCGCCACCGTAGCCATTGGCTGTTGCTGTGGCATTTGCTCCGCCCTGACCGCCACCATAGCCTGCTACTGTAGCCAAGCTAATAAAATAACTATTTCCGCCCTCTGATCCAGCAGTAGAGGCATTGGCATTACTTACACCTCGTCCACCAACTACAACTGTATATGAATTCCCCGGTGTAACTGCAATGTTATTTTTCCATCCAAGACCACCACCTCCACCTCCACCTGAACTCCATTGGTAGCCACCACCTCCACCACCACCTATGGCTACAACATTAACTGATGTAACACCAGGTGGTGCAACCCATGTAAATGTTCCTGTTGTGAAATAAGCAATATCGCCACTTGATGCAACAGTACCTGTTGATCCTGTAAATGTAGGAGTACCAATGAATCCTAGAGTTGGCGTTCCGCCTGTAATTTCTGCTGTAATTTGTGTAAAACTGTCAACAGCAATTACTTTTGCAGTAGTTCCTGTACCTAGACTGCCTGTTATTGAAGTAGCAGTGAATATGTAACCGAGAACAAGACCATTAGTTCCTTTGATATTAACAATAGTAGTTTGCCAACCTGTACTGCCAGTGTTAATTGCACTTATTCTCGGATTTGTGTTAATAGCACCGGTAGGGTATATTGCAGTAACACGACCACTTACCGGAGGAGTTGAATATGATGCATTTGCCCAAGCAATGCAGTTAAGTGTGTTGGTAACTGTATCAACACTATCAATATAAACTGTGTTAGTTGGTCCAAAAGTTCCGCCAAGTGGTTGTGCAGAAATTACAGTGTTTGTATTAAATCCGACTACCGTAGTTCCTGTGATTGCAAATGACCAGGGATTTTGTATAGGTGCTCTAAATGTAGGAACAACAAGTCCTGTTGTTCCGTTAAAAACAAATGTTCCATCTAAGGTAAATGTGTGTACTGTGTAACCACTAGTCGAAGTAATTGTCCCACCACTGCTAGTTTGAGCACCTTTATAACGGACAATAACAATACCTGAGCCGCCTTGACCTGAACCACTGCCCCATCCACCGTTAGCTGCCCAATAACTTCCACCGCCACCACCACCACCTGTATTAGGTATAGCGTTAGGTGTGCTACTACCTGTAGTAACTGCGTTAACTGACTGTGCCGGATAGCTGTTATAGGCATACTGTGTAGTCTGTCCTTCACCACGACCACCGCCGGCATAGCCGTCACCTGCTCGTTCACTGCTGTTGCCGCCACCCCCACCACCACCAGCGTAATAAACTACCGAACCGGAAATATCAAATGCACGGCCTTGTCCGCCATCACCACCAGGAGCACTACCTGAACCAGCAACACCTGCGCTGCCTGCTCCACCTCCGCCTGCACCTGTATAACCTACGCCACTTCCGCCTCCAGCAAAACCGTAACCAGTTGCTCCACCAATACTAGTTTGTGTGGCAGTGTTTATTGATGTAGTTTGATTCCAAGCTGCACCACCACCAGATCCGCCTGCCATATTAGTAGCTGTTGGTGTTACTCCAGTACTTCCGCCACCTCCACCACCTTGGGCAATATATGTTGTACCAAAGGAACTGTTGCCGCCTCTGTTACCCATACCAATAGTTGAATTACCAATTAAAGTTCCACCTTGGCCAATTACAACTGCAAAACTACCTGTTGTTATTGTAAGACCAGTTCCATAAAGAACACCACCACCACCACCACCTCCATTAGCGTTAGTAGTATTATGATTACCACCAGATCCACCGCCACCGACAACTAACAAATCAACGGCATAACTTAATGGCGGAATATATGTTTGTCCTGCTAGTGAGATGCTAGAAATAGTACCGTTTGCTGGCGCAACAGATCCGCCTGTAGCAACAAATACAACATAACCTATAGTAGATGTAGAATACACCCATACTGTATTTCCAGTACCAAAATCACCTACGAGGCCGGATGCTGTAACTACAGTACCGTATGATAATGAGGAAATCTGACTTGTAGGTAGATTTTCAATGGCAAATGCCCAGTTAGAAGTACTTGCTACAGAGACTCCGTATATGTTAGGCAAGCTGCTAGCAATGCTAGTTACCGTACCTATAAAACCCAGACCCCCTGGATAAGAAGTCAAAGATAGAGGCCAAGATAATGTGCCTGTGCTAAAATACCGTGAGTTAGTAGCTAGGGTTGATTCTACAACTGTGTTATATCTTAAAGAACCATAACCTGTTTTTTGTATAGTTGTACGCTGTAGTACCAGTCTTCGTTTATCATCAATTAACACTGGTATGATTTTAGGAACAACGTTTTGTGTGTAAGCGTAAGGATTTGAATTAATTAAATTTGTTGGATACAGAACAGAAGGGCCGCCGACAGATCGATTCTTAAATGAAGTTGTTGCAACGACACTTATTGTATTACCTTGATCAGCAGTTAATGTAGCAGGAAAAGCCCGATTAGAACCCCAGATAATACGAACAGCGCCTTGGCCACCTGGACCACCACCATAGCTGGTACCAGATCCGCCACCACCGCCACCAAATGCACCACCTGCAATAATCTGAGAGCCACTTTGTCCAGAGCCCTCACCTCCACGACCTGCTTGGCCGCCTGAGCCACCTCCGCCACCATAATAAGATGAACTACCAACACCATCTGCACCACGGCCATATATACCAACACCACCGCCTGCTGGTACACCGTATGTACTTGAATAATATCCAGATGCAGCACCGGCACCTGATCCTGCTGGAGCATTGTATGCAGTAAAGTATCCACCACCGTTGTCAGCACCATTGCCTGAATAACCACCAGCACCAGCACCACCTACGTTCCATGATCCTTGATATGCACCATTACCACCACGGCCGCCACCGTCGCCGAAGTAACCACCACCATATCCGCCTGCGGCAGCGGTAGAGTTTGGTCCACCTTGACCACCACCATAACCAGCTACGGTTCCGGTTGATATAAAATATGATGTGCCGCCTGCGGCACCTGCGTTAGTTGCATTAAGAGTAGAGGGGCCTGCGGTACCGACTACAACTGTATATGAATTTCCCGGTGTAACTGCAATGTTATTTTTCCATCCAAGTCCACCACCACCACCACCACCTGAACTCCATTGGTAGCCACCACCGCCACCACCACCTACTGCTACAACGTTAACTGATGTAATACCTGTTGGGGCTATCCATGAAAATGTACCAGTAGCTGTAAATTCTGCTTGTCCTACTTGCGGGAATGTTGCTGTTGCACCAGTAGCTGTAAAGTTTGTCACAACACCTGCAATAGGAACACTAGTACCAGATGTAACATAGGCTACTAGAGATGTGTATCCAGTAATTGATTGAACTATTACTGTATTCCCTGCACCAAAACTACCACTACCGGTAGTCGCAGTAATAACAGATCCTGGATTCCCAGCAGTCAATCCGCTGGTGCTTTTCAGACCACTGACTGTAAATGTATACGGAGAACTAGCACTAACATTGGTTATCAAAACGCTGGCTAGTGATTCACCTGTGGGATAAACTGAGTTAACAATACCAAGTTTTGGAGAAGTATACCCAAAAGATATACCGCTAATTGAGCTAGACGCAGAATTGACACTGGTAATGTAAATTAAACTACTTTCAGACCCTAATGTACCAATGTTAGGTACAAACGAAATGACATCACCTACATTATATCCAACAGTTGATGATAGATTAGTTACCGTAAAGGTCCACCCTGTAGGTATAGGATCTCTAAATGTTGGGAAAGTAAGACCACCACTACCAACAATTAAGGATGATAAACCGGTTGCGGTAAATGCATGTACGGTGTCGCCACCAACTGTGGTAACTGTTCCACCTGTGGCACGTTGACTGCCTGCATATCGAACAACAACAATACCCGAGCCACCGTCACCGCCTTTGTTATTAGAATTATAGTGAGAGCCACCACCGCCACCGCCACCAGTGTTGCGTCCTGCATTACCGCCTGGTACGTTAGTTTGACTACCAGTGCCGCCCGCTGTGGCATTGTCACCAGAATTAAGTCCAGTGCCGCCAAGTCCAGTGCTGCCACCACGAGGAGCACCACCACCGCCACCACCATTGCCGCCGTTACCACCAAAGTTACTATATCCAGCACCACCACCTCCACCTGCCCAAAAGTAGGCCGACCCTAAAATGCTATTAGAAATACCTACGCCACCATGGCCAATTTCACTACCAGTTTGTGATGCTGCTGCACCTGCGCCACCACCGCCTCCTGGATACCAGGTAACACCACTGCCTGCTCCGTTATTACCTTGGCCAGCTGTTCCTGACCCTGCTGTTCCACCATAACTGCTACTAGACATACGGCCGCCAGAGCCACCGCCGCCAGAGCCACCACTGCCCGCTGGATAACTTGGCGAATCGTGTTTACTCGCACCACCTCCACCGCCAAGTGCAGTGAATCCAAGTGCAATTGTTGAACTACCATTTGTACCAGCTGGACCCGAAGTCCCTGCAGGAGCACCAGCGCCGCCGGCGCCAACTGTTATAGGATATGTGCCAGTTGCTAATATCAAGCCACTGCCGGCTATATATCCGCCAGCACCGCCGCCACCACCCATGTCAGATCCACCACCTCCACCACCACCTACTATTAGGTATGTTGCAGAAAGAGGAGCAACTGGCGCAACATAAAAGGTTTGCCCTGTATTTGTTATCCCAGTAATAGTTCCATTTACCGGCGCACTAGTTCCTGTAGTAGCAACAACAATGATATTGCTGGAATTAATTGCATACACATAAGCAATATTTCCAATTCCAAAATTACCAGTACTGTTTGATGATGTATTAACAGTGATAATTGAATTAACTGATAACCCCAAAGTTTGCGCCGAAGGTAACTGTTCAATTGCAAATGCCCAAGTCGCAGTGGTTAACAACGAGACTCCGTATATATTAGGTTGTCCCGGTATGTCAGTGAAAGTGTTAACTGTAGCAACCCCTCCAACAAGCATGTTTATAGGTATTCTAATAGGATTAGAACCTCGAACAAAAAGACTGGCGGTATTGACACTATTAACCTGTGTTGAGGTGCCGGCCCGTAGAACTGATTGTCCAGTTACTAAAATTGCATTATTAGTATTTGTACCGGACAATATTGTTCTAGTAGACGGAGTTGCAATGACCAAGGGTGTAATAAAACTATTAAAGTTTTCCCCCCAAACTGGTCTATTATTAAATTCAAAGACTCTATCTTTGAAATAATAAAACCTAGTTTGCTGTTCCGCTGTCCTAATACTATACTGGGCAATTACAGTTACAGAAGCTCCAACGACCGTGGTGTTGAAGTTCTTCTTTGAGCCAGTAATATCAATTACTTGAGCCATTGACCTATATCACTCTATTAAATGTCAACGCTAGCAATAATGTTGTTTACACCACCACCTGTAATAGTTAAGTTAACCACTGTACTTGCACTTGCACTGGTAGTAACTGTCAAGTTCTTAGTACTATTTGTAGTAAAGAGCATTGTACCGCCGTCAATGGCCAAGTTTACAGATGTAGAAATTCTTAAACCATCTGAACCGTAGGCATCCACTGTACAGCTTGTAGAAATATTACTTCCTGTGAATGTAAAACTACTACTTGCCATGACAACGTTAATTGTAACTGGGATTGTAGGTGTAATCATATGCACTACTCCGTTGGCTTTTTCACGGCTAAATCCCCAAATTCTGTTAGTTTGATCTAGGCCAACCATACGGAATTCATACGGATATGTTCCAGTCGGAGCCCAACCTGTGCTTTCGTTGAAGCTGAAGAACTTCATCTGTAAGGTTACAGGAACCATTAACTGTGTACCTGTCGCATTGATAGGCATAAAATCTCGGGGAATATCATTAACTGTTGGGAATGTGTATGAACTGTGATAGGTTAATACATCATCACCTGTACCTGAACCAACGGTATATGTCATCATAGTACGTTTCTGTGCAGTACTCCAACGACTTGGACCACTGTTAGCATATGCATACTTGTCAGTTAACCAGAATGTAATATAGTTTACACCGTTGACTGTAAACTGATAAGGTTTCATGTGCCAGCTGTAGTAATTATAAGTTGATGTACCTTCAGTGGTGTACATAGTTGAATATGTAGCATAGGTATTTGCACCCGAATAGGTCATTGTACAGTTAGTAGCTGTCACTGATCCGTCAGCTGGATTCCATACATAACGAATCGGAGCCAATATACTGCTTGCGTCATAATGACTGCTGTATAGTACGCGGCGAGTTGAACTCTGGCGTCTAATGTTACTTGGCCAAGATTTTGGACTAGTTCTTGCAGTGTTAGCCCTATAACTACTTGAAATTACATCTGTTCTAGCAAAAGTAGTAGGATGAATTTTATAAAAAAAGTATTGACTGTATTGACTATTATAATCTGATACTCCCACGGCTGTGATAAATCCTTGATCATCAACGCCCATAAAGAAATTACGGCAATGGGTGCCAGGAGTGTCTACTGTACTGTAGGAAGTCACAGAAGTTTCATACTGGTTATTGTAACACCAATAGTCACCGTTAGAACCACCTATGCATAAACCCCACATTCTTTGATTAGAAACATCTTCATAACAATAGTGTGTTATTTGGTTAGCGGCATTTGAGAATGAGGCTGCACCCGATCCAGCAGTGATATCAGTGGTTGCGTACAAGAAATTATATTGGTTAGTACTTCCCTTAACGTTGTTACCACCGTGACTATAATGAGAGTTAGTTAGTATCTTGTTATTAATGGTCTTCCACATTCTTTTAACTGGGTAGTAAGCCCAGTCAAGGCTTACATTGTAAGTACTCTCCATGTTATTGTCAAAGTAGACACTGGTATCAGTGTCTGCCCAACATTGAACAGTGCCTTTTTCTAGATACAAGATTCCCCAGGCATCATCAGCATAGCCTGAAGTGAACTGGTCGTTGTAATTAAAATTCCAGTTTTTTTGGAATAACGGAGCCAATGTTGTAGTATCATGACCAGCTGTACCAATAAAAAGTCTATTATTAGCAAGTACCGGATCTTCAAATAAAGGATAGTATTGCGCGGGTAGTCGTTTAACGTGTATTTCAGCCATTTTATATTATTCCTCTGTATTTTCTGTCGCAATGCCGAAACCGGCTTTTTCTTGCTTGTCCCACCAAGCTAACGCTTCTTCCTCACTATCCCACGGATTTTGAGACCCAGTGTCAGTGGGTTTGAATGGTTGGTGAATTAAATGACGCTCACCGTAGAAGACATCAAACCGACCTTCTGCGTATACTGTGCGAATGCTATTACTCATTATCAAAGATTCCTTGTAAATGTAAACGTAACTGTTAAATCTGTTCCAGGTACGCTGTTACCAATATTTACCACATCAACTGTAACGTAATCATTTATATTTAAATTCACTGTTGCAGTATTCAATGATGATATTGTAGTTGAACTATTTATGCTCAATGTCGCCGTAGATATATTATTAACCTTCACAGCAAGATTTAATGGTGTATTACCCGACGGAGCAGATTCTACCCTAGCTCTAATGCTGGTAATTGTGCTGCTAACTGGTATATACCATTTTTCTGTTCCTGTATTTACAGTTAAAACACCAGGTTTTCTATAGTGTCTTTCTAGGACAGTACTGGCACCGCCTACTGCATTGTCGCCTTTTTCACCCTTGCTACCTGTATAGCCAGCCCGCCCTTCACTACCTGTATATCCCCCAGATCCAGTGTAACCAATCGGACCTGTATAGCCCATGTCACCTTTACTGCCTGTATAACCAATACTACCTGTAAAACCTGTTGCGCCAGCAGATCCACCTGTACCAGCAGCACCCTCCGGGCCTCGACTACCCGTATAACCTAGATCACCTTGACTACCAGTAAAGCCGGCAGCACCACGACTACCTGAGTATCCAACACTACCTGTAAATCCAACACTACCTGTGTATCCAGCACTACCTGTGTATCCCCGTGCTCCAACCGCTTGCCCGTTTTGATATATTGTTCCGGAATAATTAATGTCACCCTGCACATATAATCCACCGCCAATGCCAACTCCGCCGTAGGCTACTACTGCTGCACTCACAGTCGAAGTTGCTGTGGTTGTATTATAGAATACAAATGTGCTGGTTGTGCTGGTTGTTAAACCCTGGGCTCCTTGAGCACCTGTAGCACCCGTAGCACCACGAGGACCTTGTCCACCTTGTTTACTCTTTTCCAGTGCTACATAATCAATCCATGTTCTGTGGCTAACATTGCCACCACTGATGTGGTTTAATCTTAGAGTAACAACACCATTAGAAACATAAGGGGCAGAATCAATTATGCCTAGAGCTAATTGATACCATCCAGTTAATCCAGAATATACTGCAAATGTATCCCAGGCAACATTAGCATAGTTATATATGTCAATGTCGATTGTATGACCCGATGCCTGAGTATAATTAATGTTTAATACAACACGGTTAAATTCTGTAATGTTATCAAACCCAACATACGTAATATATCCAGGAGTAGTAGCAGCATCGTTGATACTGTAGAATCCAGAACTTGTCCCTGTGTTATAGTCATTGAATGTTCGAATATCTAGTACTGTACCAAAATTGTATGTTCCGTAGGTAGTGGTAGTTCCCGCAATGGTTGCTAATCCTGTTTGTGATGTAGGATTATTAGTAATATAGGTTGCAGGATAGGTCACAGTTAACAAATCGGCTGCTGTAATCACTGTCGATCCACTAACGTATAAACTACCTCCTACATATAAATTACCGCCAACTCCCCCACCACCTGCAACAATCAATGCTCCAGTAGTAGTCGATGTTGCTGTTGTGGCATCTGCTAATATTATGGAACCAGTTTTGAATGTTCCGTAGTTGGTACCAGTGAATGTTCCACTAGATTCATCACCGTTAGAATACCACTCTAAATAACCTGTATCGTTGGCTAAAACTAAGGCGGCATCTTTATCTTGTCCGGATTTGTAATAATGGTAGATAAAACCTATGTCTTTACCATCATCCACTGTCCAAGTGTGATCGGTTCCTGTACTACCTTGAGGAACGTGTATATTGAACAGGTTATCAGTATAATATGTATTTGTAGAATATACGAAAGTACTTGTGCCAGCAAATGTAACATTGTTTAAGAATAATGCAGGTCCAGTGACAAACAAAGATTTGTCAATACCTACTCCACCTGCAACATATAATGCATTATCTATTACACTAGAGGTACTCGATAGAGTAGATAGTATACTAACTCGTCCGCCTATGTTTACATCTTGACCTATACCTACACCACCTGTAACCACTAAAGCACCAGTAGTAGTAGATACAGAATTAGTTGTTGTGTTTACAATTAAATTTTGAGATACTTCAGTTTGTCCAAGATTAGAAGTAATTCCACTTTGTGTGGTTAATACCTGTGCATCACCTAAGAATACACTACCTGCAACATATAAATTTTGTCCAATGCGTACATCTTTACCAATACCTACACCACCTACTACTTGTAAAGCCCCGGTAGTAGTTGAAGTAGCATTTGTAGTTGTGTTAACAATAAAATCTTGAGTAACCTGTGTTAGACCTTCAACGCTGGTAATTCTAGAAGAAGTAGTTAACACTTCTGCATTATTTAGATACGCAGTACCACCAACATACAAATCTCCTCGAATACCAGCACCACCTGCTACCTGCAATGCTCCAGTAACTGTTGAAACAGCACTGGCAGTATTTGTTATTGTGAATATACCATCAAACGGACTTATTGTTGCGCCACCACCCATGGTAGCAGTACTATAACTTAATTCACCAGTAGATGTATTGTAATAAACAATATAAGAAGTACTGGTAGTTCGAAGGCCGCCCACAAATAAACTGCCACCAATGCCAACTCCGCCTAGAACTTGTAAGGCGCCCGAGTTAGTTGATACAGAATTTGTTGTTGTATTAACCTTTAGTGTTTGGTTAATAATGGAGTCGCCTAAAACACTAGACAAACCACTCGAAGTAGTTAGGATTTCAGCGCCGTTTAGATAAGCAGTTCCGCCAACATGCAAGTTGCCCGCAACAACGGCTCCGCCTAAAATTCTTAGGGCATTTGGTTCATAGCTATATCTATTAGATAATGTTGATAGTATTGTAACACTATCTGTACCAACTGTTAAGATTTGTGACCAAGTTCTAACATTAGAACTTGTTGACCCAGTTAATACCCCACCCTCAATAAAAGGAGAGCCTAGATCAGGTTCTGCTTGGCTAGGGTCTAAATAGTCATAGCGATCAACGGTAAGTTTATCACCGTGAAGCTTTTTTATCTTACCGCTGGTTAATCTACTTTTACTCATTACTTGTTTCTAGAATACTTAATACTAGGTTAACACTGTTATTTGCACCTGCTCGAGCTGTAATTGAAGCACCAGATTCAATAACTAACTTTCCAGTAGTTACTTCGGCTGCATCATTTACTGGTATTTCAAAATCTTTCAACATAATAAAATTAGTGTCATTTTTAACTAATGTAAATCTCACTGATACAGGTTCATTACCAATATTAGTGGCTTGTGCGCCAAGTACAATAGTAGTAATATTATCGGGGGTTGTATAAATTGTTGCAGTAGTTGTAGTTAATTCTACTGCTTTGGTCTTAAACGAATTTAATGGTAGGGCTGCGGTTGCCATGGTTTTATGATCCTATTGCTAATATGTACGGTGTCATAACCGCAAACAAACTCTTTGTGAACGTTCTTCCAGTGATTGTTCCTAAATTTCTATTTATGGTTAAATCATTACCGATACGGAAATCTCCGCGTTGGTCCGTGCCTGTAAAGTAAACCTTACCTCCGTTGATTTCTACTGCTTGGTTAGCACTAATGGGTTCTCCACCAAGGTATGGCAAGGCTGCATTAATATTAACTCCTGCACCAATCCATTCAAACGAATGTCCTGACGAAGTAATCAAACTGTATTGATGGAAGGTTACAACAGTATTGTCATTAATTATACTTGGCACAAATTCTTCTACTATAATAGTACTAGAATATCCATTTTCAACAATATTAGCAACAATATCTACAAGAGCCTGTGCTATTGCAGATTGCGTAGATGTTGCGGCAGTAACACTCGTATCCTGAGGTACAACTAGTTGTTGTTTTGGACTTATGTTATTATTAATAAGACAGTCATCTATAATTGTTTTAATAAAATAGTATGCTGCTATTGTTGCAGGTTTTGTATCGTACGGGATTCTAAATACCGCGCCGTCATAGTAAGAATCGGCAGCATCAGCAGTTTGACTGTTACCTCCGTATAATACATCGTAGGTCACGGCATCTACAATATAACCTACATCTCGCTTGCAGGTAGCAGTACTGTATACTAGTCCTACAAAACTGGTATTAACGTATGCCACTGTTTCGGCTTGGATAAAACTTCTATTCAATAATAATAATTCATATGCATTAAAAATGCTGGTACTTGTATTAGGAGTTAATCCAATTGGAGTACGAGACGGAGCTGCACTAGGTCCGGTATTAATTATGTCAGTGATCGTAGTTATTAAATTATTAACTAATCTAATTTCTGCCGAACCAGCTGTTCCGGTAGTGATTGCCTGCGGTACTAATGATTGGTAACGATTAGTCACTGTTGTGCCGGTGATAATTTTAGCAGAAATATCTTTAATAAAATTATAAGCAGCAGTAGTTTGAGGTATTTCATTTGTTATCCTAGAACCACTTTCACTATAGTTGTAATAATAAACTCCACTCATATAACTTTGTCTGTTACCAAGATGTAATAGATCAAAAGCTACGCTGTCAACAATGTATCCCACATCTCTATAACACGTAGCAGTATCAAAAGTAAAATCTGGATATGTAGAATTAATCCAAGCTATTGTACTACTTTGTATATTTGTTTTGTTATTCACTAGGGCATAGTATCCAGCTAATATACTAGGATTTGTGGTGGCATATGTATTTGGAACTATGCTATTAGAAATGCCGCCAGCGCCATTAGTTAACACCGCTATTATAATATTAAAATTATTAGTAACTGTTGATGCTACTGTTGCATTAGATTGGGCAGTAACATAAGCAACGGCAGTATTCCTTGCGTATGCAATTGCCGCAGTGGTAGTTGATAATTGATTAAAAATGTTATCAATATAATTATCTTGACTCCAATATTGTAATCCCGCAAACGTGCTCTGACTTGTGCCACCGTATAGTATGTCAAATGCTAGAGAATCAACAATGAATCCAGTATCTCTGTAACAGGATGTAGTGTTGTAAGTAAAATTACTGATGTATGATACTGTTTCTTCTGCAATAAAACTTTTATTGTTTTGAAGGATAAGACTAGCGTTCACTGTAGCGGTAGTTGCACCAGTCGGCGGGGTATACAAGAACGCAGGGGTTACACCTAATCCGTTTTGCATAATATTTAAAAATGTAGTAAACAAACTACCAACTCTAGAATATGGTTCTACTGGTCCATTTACTAATAATGCAAGTACTTTGACTTTTAAGAAATTTACAGCACTTACAGTTTGAGTCAATTGAGTAGTTACAACTGTTGTGCTAACAGCTCTGTAATAACTAGTAGCAGCTTTAATAGTTCTATAGTTAGTGTTTAATACCATGTCGTAGGCAACTGCATCTAAAATGTCCCCAACGTCTCTACTGCACTTAAATTGATTAAAATCAAATCCCGGAAATGCTTCTAGTACATGTTTAATAGTTTCAACCTGGAGTCTGGTTCTTTCGTCAAGTATTGTCTGTCTAGCATTTCTAAATGTTGCAGATTCGGCAGTTAGACTAGGATATGTTATATCAGTATTGCCAGTTTTAAAATCTGTACTTGAATTAATAGTATAGTAATCACCATCGCCAAAACTTACAGCATCACCGATTCCGGGTTTTTGAGTTAAATTGTCAATAACAAATGTTTGACCATTTGTTGCTCCGTTGAGTTTACCTGAATAGTTTGCAGTGCTTACTCCGCTGGCATAAAGAGCATAATTACCAAAGCTACTATTACTATTAGTGATAGAACAATTACCGCCAGATTCACATAAGAAACCTTTATCACAACAGATAGTAAACACAGAAACTAGCTGTGTATACCCACCATTAAGCATGTGTATACCAATACCACCTTGATTATACTGTGTATACGCATCAACAACCATAGATTTTGTACCCAGTGCGTGATTTCCGTCTACACGCATACCAGTTCCGTTGCTGGTCATTGATGTGCAGTTCTGTACGTATGGGCTGGTTGAAATAACACCTGCACTACCGTCCGGGTTAAATGCCACTGCGGCTGCAGGACTCACATGATCTTTGAATGTCATGTGTGCTAGGTAACAGCCGTTATTAATATAGAATAAATCTTGAGTAACATTCTGAGGTCTAACTGTCACAGATCTTAAATTATCACCTACAACAGAGACAAAATCCGGCACCGTTAATGGGTTATTTTCAGTATAATCACCACTTTTAACAAAGATTGTAGTTCCTCTAGTTGCGACTGCTAATGCTCCTTGAATAGTACGTTTACTTAAATTTAGAGCTGTACCTGAGTTGCTGTCATTACCACTTTCGCTGACATATAACACATTGCTGACAGCCATGTTACCAATACTACCTGCATAGCCAGTACTACCGTTATATCCACGCAGACCACCGTAATCTAAGGCGTTCCACCTAGCGGCACCATCGCCAATTTTGAAAAGATTAGTATCTGTTTCGATACCCATTTCCGCGACAGCTAAAACGGGGTCAACAGTCGCCCATTCTTCAGCAGTACCACGTCTAAATTGAATTTGAACAGCCATGTTTAAGTATCTTTTTTATTTTATATCATATTTATAAGACTACGCCACCGCCGTCTATTGGGCTAATTCCACCGTAAATAGTGTTGGGAATTCCACCATCTAAGTTAGGGCTTCCACCCGAGCCTCCTCCACCGCCCCCACCACTTCCAGAGTATCCTGCGCCTGCACTACCTGTATATCCGCGGATTTGACCCACATCTAACCAATTAGGATTTAACCAAACGTGTAGATGCCCGTCATTTGCTGTTAGATATCCGTCTCCTATAGTTCCGCCATACGGGAACGGAAGTCCTGCACTAGATCCCACAAATCCAACAATGTTTAGACCCGAACCGGGATCACCTTTGCTACCTGTGTATCCAGCACCACTACTACCTGTGTAGCCCTGTGGAATACTAAAGTTTAATACAGCATCGTATTCGGTGCCTGTGTTAGTTACGGTAGGACGCGAACCAGCCGTTGCTGTAGTTACAACACCAATTGTAATAGTAGAAGTATTACCTTGGCTACCGGTGTAACCCAAAGCAGCATATGCTCCGTCAACACCTTTACTACCTGTAAAACCTGTGGCACCTAATGTTCCTGCACTACCCGAGTATCCTAAGCTACCTGTAAATCCTAAGCTACCTGAATAACCTATAGGTCCTCTAGATCCAGTATATCCTATGATACCTTGAAAACCTTGTTGTCCTTGACTACCTGTGTAACCTTGGAAACCTTGATCCCCCTGTAGTCCAGAGTCGCCTCGGCTACCGGTGTATCCTTGTGAACCGTTATATCCCTGGCTTCCTATAAAACCTGTACTACCTGCAAATCCTCGACTACCAGTAAAACCTTCACTTCCTACAAATCCAGCAAAACCTCTACTACCCGTAAATCCAGTAATACCAAAACTACCAGTATAACCCGTTGATCCAAAACTACCAGTAAAACCTATAACTCCCTGCGATCCAGTATAGCCAATAACACCTTGACTACCCGAATATCCCTGACTACCTGTCCAACCTGTAACACCTTGAATGCCCTGGCTACCGGAGTATCCAATGTCGCCGCGACTACCTGTAAACCCTCGATCACCCTGATCACCGGTTCTAGCAAATGTAACAATAACATCTAAATCATTAGTAAATGAATTTACACTGCCCGACAAATATACAACTGGTACATGGAAGTGATTAGGTGACGGAGTACCTTCTTCAGTATGTGATCCTACAATAGCAAATAATGCAAACTTAGTAGGATCTGTTTTTTGTGCTACAGAAAAGTGTCCCTTTATCTGCGAGGTAGAATCATCAATAGTATGTAGATATGTATAAACTGAATCACTAAGACTATCATTAAAATTTATATACAATACCGAAGTACTTGTTGAAAACGTTGCAGTATCAAATTCAATCCGACCCGACAAAGGATCGACTGCACCCGATGTATCTGTGCTAAACTTGTATTCAAAGGCTGCACCACCAAATCCGCCTTGATCACCTTTGCTACCCGAATAACCAATGTCACCTTGACTACCAGAGTAGCCGATATCACCCTGTGACCCTGCATAGCCTATGTCACCTTTGCTTCCGCTATATCCAATATCACCTTTACTACCGGTGTATCCTGAACTACCCGAAAAACCTATAACACCTTGACTACCTGAATAACCAATGTCACCTTTGCTACCAGTGTATCCTCGAATACCGTCTGATCCAGCATCACCTTGAGCGCCCTTGCTACCGGTATAACCTTGACTACCGATATAGCCCACGCTACCTGAATAGCCAATACTACCTGTATAACCTAGGCTACCAACATAGCCTAGGCTACCAACATACCCCACACTGCCCGTATATCCCTGGCTACCTGTCCAACCTATACTACCTGTGTAACCTAGACTACCTGCATAACCAGTTTCACCTTGTATACCTTGCGATCCGTCGTAGCCTTGACTACCGGAGAACCCTATATTGCCTTTACTACCAACAAAACCAGTCGATCCTTGACTACCAGTAAAACCTTGACTACCTGTATAGGCTCTAGAACCAGTATATCCAATCGCTCCAACATTACCGTCAGAACCTTTACTACCTGCATAACCTCTGCTACCAGTAAACCCTTGAACACCTTGATCGCCAGTATTACCGTCGGTACCTTTACTACCAGTGTAACCTTCACTGCCTACATAGCCAGTTTCACCACGGGTGCCGGTATATCCTTGACTACCTGTGTATCCCTGACTACCAGTATATCCACCTGGATCACCTTGAGGACCTGCACTACCCGAATAACCAAGACTACCAGTATAACCTACGGCTGCTGCGGCACCATCAATACCTCTGCTACCTACAAATCCTGTTAGTCCCCTAACACCCTGTGATCCTGTATATCCTGCACCACGACTACCTGTATAGCCGATTGGTACAGAAGCCGAAATTGTTAGTTGTTTAGGATTAGTGCCTGTATTAGTTTGTAAGGTAATATTACTACCGGCAACTAACTTAATTGTATCTAGGCCCTGCGCTACCAGTGTTTCTTGTCCATCTACTTGCCAATACTTGAAAGTAGAGTTCATTCCAATTTTAACAGTTCCAGTACTTAAACTAGTAACATCAAACCCTGCGTCGCTGTCAAATCTAATAGTACTAATGTTAGTTAATACATTAGAAATTGTGTTAGCGGCGTCTATTAAACTGACTGTGAGATTGGCAGAACTGCCTGCACTACCTGTATAACCCATGCCAGCAAAGGCACCCGGAATACCCTGTGATCCAGTGTAACC